TTATTTATATTTAGTGGAGATCGGTTTTATGAGGATATCAATATGTTGGTTATTCAATATATGTTCCATTGCTTTATAGATTGCCATCTTCTCAATCCCGGCGATTTTGAGCGCCTCCATTTTAATCGAGTTCTCCAACAACAATAGATAGTCTTGCTCACGAATCTCTACAACTCGTGTAGAATGCGTCTTCAACTTTGCCATACCTATTTATATATTTAGAGATTACTTATTTCCGAAGTCTGCAGGTGTCTCGCCCCACTCACGATTATCCCAATGTAGCACCTGAATATCGTCGATTTTAGCCGCCATAACTTTGAGGAAAATCTCCGCTAATAGCAGCTGCTCACAGCGTCGAGATGACGCGGTTTGCTTATTACGATACCAAGTGATTGCGGTAATGCTATCCGAGTAGATAATACGAGGTGCTTCGGGATGTCTGAGGATATATTTGACAGCCTCTACGATGGCGAGAAACTCTCCGATATTATTCGTTTTGTTGCCTATCGAATGGTTGAAGAGTTCCAGTCCAGAAGAGAGGTCAACCGCTCTGTAGCGTGTCAACCTCTCCTTCGTGGAATGTGCGCCGTCAGTAGCTATTCCTACTATTGGGCGCTTCATTTGTGACCACCTCCTATGTAACGCTTGCCCGTGTAGATATATCCGTCCTGCTCGAATCGGCGTATCAACTCCTGGGCCTGCTTAATGAAGTCGGCTATCACCTCCTCGTGGTTCTCGATGTCCTTGCGTTCTTTGAGGACAGGGAGCACTCCATCGAGTGTTCGGCTCATTGCGCTTTTGCCGTCCTTCGGGTCGAGATAGATGGTCTTGTTGCCGAATGACACTGTAACCTTGTACAGCGTTTTGGGAACGATTATGGTCTCTACTGTCGCAGGAAACTGTACGGGTGTGGCGGCAACTACCACATATCCCTTAGCCTTGTGCATAGGCTTCAATTCAACCGAATAGAGAACATTTGGCTCGATTGTACCTTTCAGATCCTCTGCCAGGACACAAATCTGCTTGCCATATCTTGAGTCTTCCCTGACTCCTTTCAATTGACGAGTTTTTGAATGTCGGGAAACAAAGCCAATAAGCTCTCCCGTTCTTTCCGATTTCGCAAACTTAATCTGCGACTTCTCCGATGTCATTTTACTTGTCTACCATATTCAATCTATTTCAATCAATTTACAAACTTGGTTACTCGATCACGCTAAATGGAGTACAAATATACATTTATTTTGGTTGTCCACCAAGTGTTTTAATCGTTAATTTTCAGCGTGTTACAGCGGATTGTGAATAGAGAAAATGTGTCGTCAGAATAGTCGTTCATCTTCCGTGAAATGGCTAAAACGCTCGTCATTATCAGAGACTTGCAACAAGTGCCGACACTTCCAATAGCGATAAATTTTTCCGCCGTTTGGTACATAGACATTTATGTCGTGAAAATTTAGGTATTGGTTGCCTTGTTCTGTTCCAAAATTCATCCAAGTAGCACAATTCTGTAGGTTCGGGTTGGGTTGAACATAGAAGTTCATCTTCTCCTTACCTGCGACAAATATATTATGAATACGCAGATCATTGTCTATCGGGAATCGATAAGCATAGAGTGCGAAATCGCATATATCCGTATTGAGCAGACTGCCTCCAAAGTGCTTCGGTGCTTCAATCTTCAACCTATCGAATCTCGTTCGGAGATGCGGTCGTCCCCGTATCTCTTCATACTTCTCATTGGTCACGGCCTCTGCTGTGGCGTACACCACCCTGAAACCGTTGTTTGTGCTATCCAGAACCATTACGTGCGCCACAATGTTACCACTCTTATTGATGCTCTCTTCAGCAATGTCTGGAGGTTTCATAACGCAGCACTTCACTAAACCTACGATACTTACAATGACCATCAGGATTCCCCAAGGTCCGATGGCTGATGCAACGAATACCGCATTGTCAGCCTTCTGCTTGAAATCTTTCATAGTTACTTTGTTTTGATACCTCTCCGCTCAAACTCTCGGCGTAAAGTATTGACCAACTGTGTAATATCAACCACCTCACAGCTCTCGCCACAAGGTTTGCCGTGGAATAGCGGCGTGTATAACAACTTAAAGTCATCGTCAATGGAGAAACCTCCTATGAGCACGATTCCCGCCTTAATGCGGTAGTATTCGCCGTACATTGCATACTTGTCTGTAGTCTTTGCGAACCCATACTCTGGAAGTAAATCCACCAGTGCATCAAGTATGGGCCTTATAACCTCTTTGAGGAAGTTGGGAGATTCTAACTCTCCCTTTTTCTTCCCCTTCTTGGGAGGATTCTCCGCCACCTGTTCGGCGTAGGCAAAGAATCGCTCCTTGTAATCTTGTGTCAGTTTCTGAATATCCATATCCAATCTATTAAGTGTTACTATCCAACCACTCTTGGAGTGTCATCGAGTCCTCAAATCCGTACTCGTCAATCTCCACAAAACCATCAGGTCCCATTTCGATTACTTCCTTCGAGAGGATTGTTCCTGCGTGGTTTACAATTACGCGGGGCTCGATGGTTGCGAACTCACCTCCGGTATCCGACTCACGAATGTCGTAGGCGTGGAGCCCCTCGGGAATAATCTCTCTGCTGATGCGCAGGCAGGTAAACAAAACCTCTTTGCCATTTACACTGAGAACATCAAAGTTCTCGCTATATAACTCTTCTTTTGTCTTCATATCTTATTACGCTATTTATAATTGTATGCCTTGTTAAACTCTGTGAGGTTGTCGGCAAACAACTCCTCTTTCTTCCATTGGGTATCTACGAATGCCTCGATGATACTCTCCGGAGCCTTGGTCTTGGTTTTGATGTAGTCAATGGCATTTCTGCGCCACTCCTTATGGCAGATGTGCGTGTACTTCTCCCACACCTCGATAAGCGACTTATTGATAATCTCGCTTACGCCGTATGGCTCATCTGTGGCTGTGCCAATCTCACGCATACAGCACTCCTCGCTCTCGAATATCTCCTTGAGCATACACTCGGCCAGTCGCTGCTGCTCCTCGCCATTCTCATCCTCGGGGTACTCGATGACGGTTACTTTCATAGGCAGCCAATCCTGTGGCTGATGGTTAGTTGCGACGAACACAATGCTGTCAACTAACTTTCTCTGGAGTTCTCGCTCCTGTTCTCTTGGTTTCATACTGCTATTTGAATTTTACCTTGTTTGAATAATTCGTGTTTGTACTTTCTGTGTTCTCGCACAGTCTCCGCCCACTTTTTCTTATCGGGCTTATACATTCCCTTCGCCTTGCTACGCTTGAGTCGGTGGCGTGATGCCTCCATCTTGTCGGGGTCTATGAGGAATGTTATCAGCCTCCGGCTCACGCCATACTCTCGTGCCAACTGTCGCTGGCTCACCTCTTCGGTGTGGTAACGGTGGTATATCTCCGCTCGCTGTTCGGGCGTCAGTTTCTGTCGGCGGTCATACTCTGTACCGCTGATGGATATCTTTTCACTCTTGTATGGCATAGGCTACTCGTTTTGGGTGTTCAGTCCTTGCTCGTTGCAGCAGTCGTTGTACCAGCTGAGCAGCGTGTCGAGCCATTCGATGTTAATCTCCGTGAGGTGTCTGTCGGTAAACACCTCGCCCGTTTTGTCGTTGATGAGCGTGCAACTGCCGTCGCTTCTCAGTTCCGTCAATCGGTAGCGAGTGAATACGGGATAGTCTCCCTCTTCCTCGACATAGACAATGTGTGGCAACCAACCATCAGGTCGGTGTGGCAGAGCTTTGAGTGTGTTCACATACTCTGCCGATAGGTCGTAAAGTCTCTGTTGTAGCATAGTTAAAGCAGGTCGTCTTCAAATGATTGTATATCTGTTATCACAAAGTCTTCAGAGCCCTTCACGGTCATTGCTTGAAGGTCTTTCACAGAGTTGCAGTAGTAGAATATTTTGTCATCCTCGCTCTCGTCCACATCGCACGATAGTTTGAAGACAACATCGCAGGTGTCGTGGTCATCTTGCCACTCAATCTCACAATTGGCGTAGCGTGGCTCATGGCCGTGCTCCTCGCAGAACTCGACAAACGAGTCCTCCATCTTCTGTTGTAAGGCACTCATCTTCTCCATCGCTACTCATCTATCATTTCTACCATAATATCGTAGAGCTCTAAGACATCAAGGGAGTTCACAGGAACATTTCTCTCTATGCCTAGATTCTCATACTCCAAGTGGGCGGTCAGTTCACCCTCGATTATTTCAAGAGCCACAACCTCGCACTTGTCCCCATCCTCGTCGTGAAAGGTGAACGAGTGTCCATCAGGGTGCTCCAATCGTTGCTCGTCATATTTCGATACGGTCTCACGCATCATCTTGAGCATATCTTGACGCAGGTCCTGCATAGCCTCCTGCATCATCTGCACCTCGTGAATCTCCACGAGAGATAGCGGGCAAAGAAGATCTAACTCCTCAGCATTTACCTCCGCCTCGCTATGGCCATCACCAATGAGGATGATGCGGTCATCGTAGTCCTCTATATCCTCGTCAGTGTAGTTCTGGTACTTCTCTTCGTGTGCATCGAGGATTGTATATTCGCCCGATGTCTCTCCGGCAGGGTCATTCCAATAGACACGCTGCCCATTCTTGAATTTTCTCATATTGTTATCTTGTTTTAGTCGTTGATACCGCAGATCTCGGTCTGCATTTCGTAGTCTTTGTAGTTCTGAAACTCGTAGTCAAGGTTGCTGACCACATCCTGGGCCTCGTCATCGGTTATCTCCTCCACATTGGGATTGAAGATATCCACGCGCACGGTCAGATAGATTGTCTTTGATGCTGGCATACTATTCGATTTTTAGGATTTCACAAATGTTGTCACGGATACCGAGCAACCAATCAATGTTGTTTGTTGCGAGTGTTGTCTCGCTGGCATAGATTGTCGAGTGCTCGTCTTCCTGGTTGTCATAGACCTTCAGGTACCAATCGCCATCCTCGCAGATACCTACGGCGGTAACTTGCTTCTCGTACCACGCATCGTAACGATGGCAGTAGTCTACCACATAGGTTGGAGACTGTGAGTCTTCGTCAAACTCCAGCGGTAGTTCGGTTATGTTTCTCTCTTTGAGAAGCGATACGATCTCCTCCTGCAATGCTTTGCGCAGGGCGTTTACCTCCTGCCAACTAATTTTCTTTGTCATATGCTGTTGTGTTTGTTGTTTAAGAGTAGGTGTATAAAACTCTCTTGGGGTGAAGAAATCACCTCAAAAAAGTAAAAAAATGACCGCCACGGCGTTTGTAAAACCGTGACGGTCGGTCATCATTATGGCGTGTGATGAACAATTATTCTTCGTCTATGTCCTCGTAGTACGGGACATTATGTCTACATACGGCGGCCTCCATCTCCTCCCACCACACCTCACTGTGGCGGTCATTCTCAAAGTCGATGGGCTCGCCCTCATTCAGGCAGAGTCTATCACGGGTATCTAACTCCGTGTCCATTACTATATTCTCCATCTGCTCGTCAGTTACATCCTTGGTACAGAACGGCACCGGTAGTGACTCTAACTCTCCACGAGAGAGTTGGGACTGACCATACTTGAAGATGCGGTCGTAGAACTCATCTGCTTCGGGCTCGGGATCCACCTCCAACTCCTCGCAGTAGAAGTTCTCTTCGAGCCCTTGTGTCTGGCGGATACTCTTAAATTGAGCCACAGCATCTCGGTCAATACCATATTCGCGGCTCTTTTTGTGGAGGTAGTCGACTGCCTTCTCAAAGGTTGTGAAAGGTGCGACGAGTGTTAGCGATGCAGTGCTGAGCCAAGCATCGCCACGGTATAGCAGATATATTTTCTTTGTCTCCATATTATATCACTTTTATCTTCTTGAGTTCTCGTTTGTAGTTTGTAAGCGAAGGCTTTGGTCCGACCTCACGGACTATCTGGCGCATATGCTGCACGGTATATGCCTTGCTCATATCGAGGCTGTAATCCTCAGCAAAGGCGGTCATACCGGCATAGCAGAAACCGAACTTCTTATGCAACTCATCTGCCGTGTAGGATACAGGCTCCTCGCCAAGGTCATCCGGCACAGCCATACCCTTAATCTTATAGAGCATTCCTTCGAGGAGTGTCGCGCAGTTGTCGCTGTGATATGTGAGGTCTCTGCGGCGGGCACAGTAGCCGATTGTCTCACCTAGGAAGGTATTGCGGAAAATCTCTGTACGCTTGATGTCCTTGATTTTCTCCACACCATAGTAGCCTAATGCCTGCACAGCACGCAGCGACTTATCTACCTTCGGCTTCTCGAAGAGAGGATCATTCTCCGCCACAATCTTTTCGAGCCAGGTGCGATGGAAGGTGCTCACACCGCACTCGAATACTCGTGAGGGCTTGCAGTAGCGGGACTCCGCACGGGTCATAATCAGGCGTGCAGTGTTGGGGTTATACTTATCGGTGTAGAAGAAACCGATGTAAGTGTTGCCAATCTTGCAGTAGGTGTAATCCTCGTGGTTGTTTTTGAGGGTGAGCAACGGACGCTCGCCGCCGTAGAACTTCTCCGAGAGTCCTGTCTGCTTGACAAACTCGGAGATAAAGTGCTTCGGCACCCAGCAATTGTAGTAGTTCTCACGGTACACCGACTTCGCCATTGCGGGAGTGATGAAACGCTTTAAGAAATAGCGAATGTTGTAGCTGTTGTAGTCGAATGCCGCTTGTGTGTTCTTCGGCGTTTGGAACTCTGTCGGCATCTGCTCAAACCATTGGTACGACTTGCAGTTCTCCTCACAGTACTCCACAAACTTGCGAGTCCATACCTTCTGCGGGAATGTAGGGCACGAGCCACCACGACGAACAAAGGCCTTACAAACCTCTACTGTGAGCAGTCTGCTATCTTTGCTATCCTCCGTATTGATTAAGGTGTAGCTATCTCGTGAGCTACTGTCTAACGCCAGCACAAGTCTCTTCGCTGTGCGGAACTTATCGGGCAATGTCTTGAACACATAAGCATACCTGCGTACCAACTGGTCAGCAAGGCGGTCATCAAGGAGGTGCAGATAGTGCCCCAATACATATTCGTTATGAACCTTGTTGTTATGCTCCGAGAATACTGCAGCATAGAGCACCTCGTATGAGATATACTTGTGAGGCACCATCGAGAGGTCTAGCTTAGCAAGATACTGGTAATAGAGTTTGTTCTTGAATTTAGTGGGTGTTGCTCGGTCCACACAGAGCACATCGAGAGCCTCACGCTGGAGCATAGCAGTAAACAGTTCCTGTGTCTTGAGCGATGCAGGTAGATAGCCGAGTACTATCTCCACACGCATTATGGCATTGGTGTAGTCTCCAATACGATGTACATTTCCTATGAGCGACACCATAGCCTCTATCGCCAACTCATTGTCCCAGATATGGGCAGGTATTGCCGAGAGGATATCGAGGTCGCCGGCACAATTCTGCACAACCTTAAGAGCCATCTCTCGTGTCATAATGTGGGTAGGTACAGCATAGATGTTGCGCCAGCTCTTCTTTACAGCGTAGGCACATACGCTCTCTGTGCGACACTCCTCGGGGATATGTTTTAGTTTGAAGCTATGCCAACAGTTGTCGCAGTTGGCAATCACTTGTTCTATAAGTTGTGTGTTTAAGAATCGCTGAGGGATATATGATAAGACCTCGACATCCTTACACTTTACTGCCTCGTTGACCATCTCTTGTGTTACAAACTCCTCGGGCAGATATTCCAATGCTACTTTAATGCTCTTTTATACATATTTCTTCTCCTCGTTAAATGTTGATGGTTTAATTATTCTTACCAGTCTGCGACCACGGAAGATGTAGAGTATCTCGCCCCCTCGCTCGGCATACTCCTCAATCTCCTGCCAACTATTCATTCGTGGCGCTGGGCAGAGGGATGCTTGTCTATTGCGGAATATGGTAAGGTTGCAGATGGTATTTTTGTTGGGCTTGAAGTCGTATTCTTCTAAAGGTATTTGCTCTTCCATAGCGAGGTAGTACCACTTACCCTCGGCAAAGAGAAAGCAGTCATCTGCAAAAGAGCGAAACACCTCCACGCTATCTGCCGTGCGAGGCAGGTGCGTATTATCCCTGCGACCATCACGGATGGCCCCAAAACAGTGTATCTCATCTCGGCAGTCGGTCCATCTGCCATAAGGTGAAGGACCCAAGCGGTGAATGTCACCCAGAGCGATGAGTGCATCCACACGCTCCTCATTGGGATAAAATCGTTTGAGGACTCTGATGAATCGTTCCGAGAGTTCCTCATTTGTTACCTTTATGTGTCGAACAGTGCCGTTCGCGAGTAGTTTTCCAATCTGTATGCTCATAATGTTGAAGTCTTGTAGTTAAAGAGTAGCCGAGCAGCACCCCAAAGGATGACTGCCCGGCAGAAATTATATGTGGATTGACATAAAGACCTTGTCGATGTCCTCTTGTGCCAATCCGATGTAACGCCTCGTAGTCTCAATGGTCGAGTGTTTGAATATCTGGTTCAGCAGCACCAGAGCCTCCGGGGAGCGTTTCATAAGTTCGTAAACATACCTGCCGAATGTCTTGCGGAAGGTATGAGTTGAGAATGCTCGAATCTTCATTCGATACTTAGCCTTGAAGACTTTGAGCTGACGGTTGATATGTACTATCGTGTAGGGCTCACCTGTTCGTGGGTTATATAGTATCAGACTATCCACATCAGGACAACCCGACAGCTCGTACAGGTGCTGTGTCTTCTGTCGCACATCGTCACTAAACTTAACCATACGGCTCTTCTTTGTCTTCTTCTCTATGCGGACGAGTTCTGTGCGGTTAAGCACATCTCGCCAGCGCAGTGTCCGCACATCCGAACATCGGAAGGCGGTGCAGAACGAGAGCCAACAGTACGCCTCCCACATATACTGGCCATCGGCTTCAAGATTGTTTATGAGTTTGTAAAATTCGGCTATGGGAAGGTAGTCGGCTGTCGTGAGTTGTCCTTTGATGCGTGTCATATTATGCTGTTGCTATGTTTTGTGATAGTAGCAACTCCGCCAGCGCTCCATTCTGCGGAATCATCGCAGGAATATCTGTGCGCCCCGGCTTGTAGAGTTCAGTTGCCACATTGTAGATGTCCCAGAGGGTTATCTTGCCTTTCTCAAGGTTGAGTTTGAGTAGGTCTTCGGTAAATACCGATATTTGTCCCTGATTCAAAGGATAGGTATCCACTTGCGAGGATAGTCGCTTGTCGGCACTGTCGTGTGATACACGGATAGCAGTCAGAAGACCAATGAAGGCGTACAGTTCCGTAGGCGATACAACCTTTGACTTGAGTCGCTTGATGCGCTCACGGTCTTCGGTCATATTGGTGTGGAAGTTAGAGAGCCACTCATCCACACGGTCAAACAACTCCTCTGTCGTTACCTTATCACGACCATAGTTTGCCACGCTGCGCTCCGGTGAGAGGATACACTGGTTGTGGCATATCTTCACGCAGGGACCGATGGCCGCCTGAATACCATCCTGATGGAACGCCACGACAAGCGTTGTGGTGAGCTCGTCTGTCTCCCAGTCGTTGATGCGGATTGTGGTGTAGATGCGGCGCAGGATATGTGCCTCGACAGCCTGCACGCCGAACTCTCGCTCCACCTGTGGCAGTACCACCACACCGGGCTGATTCTTGTTTTTGTTCTGTGCTGCGAAGATCTCCTCGACCTCGTAGTTCAGGTTGTGCTTCTCGCAGAGGTCGGCCATACGCTGGATAACCTCGTAGTGGTAGATACCCTTGACGGGCTGACCGTAGATGTCGTTTTCCTTGTGAGTACGACGCAGTGTGTCGAGACTCATAGTTTCGATGTTGTTCACCGAGAAATTGAACTGCGTAGGAGCAGTCATTACCATTTGATTTGCCATAATGATTTTGTGTTAAAAGGTTATTAAAAAAGCGGTAAGCATTGCTGCTCACCGCTCGGTTATCTGTCTACAAGATGTATGTGTGTCTGGAAGTAGTGGCACATAGCCAACTCCGCTATGTTGTAGGAGAATATCTCGCACCACCAGTCGAGCAAGTCGACATACTCGTCAGAATTTCCATACTCCTCATCTACACCCTCGGGCACGATATGGTCGCCAACAAAATCGCTGGCAAGTTCCATCACCGACTCGTGGTCGTAGGTGGCTATGTCGTCAATCTCTCGCTCCTTGATGTAGTCGCACACCTCTTTGGCGTGACTATGTGCCTCGTCGCTCTTGATGAGAGACATCTCACCGGTGAGCATATTGACGTGAATGCCGAGATGATGCGCCGAGAAGCCTCGCCCGAGCATCTCCTCTTTGAATGGGTCTATGAGTGCTATCATACCTTCTCCAAGAGTTTTACGGGTACCCAATATGCTGATGAGCCAAAGAGTTCAAGACCCTCGTCATCGTTGATAAGCATACACTCCTCGTTGCCGATAAACTGTTGCGACTCGGGCCACTCGACAGCACGATAGCACTTATCTCGGTCAGGCGTTCTGCCGAATTGCAGCATATACTCATACTCGGGGACTAGCCTTGCTCCGTTATCCTCTCTGTCGAATACAGGATAGCCAATCTCCTCCTGCTCGAAATAGGTGCCATCATCAGGGAACTCCACCAATGCGTAGGTGTTGTTGTCCCACTCCTGACCGCAGTTGGAGCATCGGTTTTGTCCCGTTGTAACATCGAAGTAAATCAACTCCGACTCGCACTTGGGGCAGAAATCAACCTTGCGTTTGGGTATGCCGACCGCCTCTGCGATAATCTCCATACTATCCCAGAATAGCTGCTCGCAGTAGTCGTCTGCCATACGGCGGGCAAGTTCCTGCATCTGCTCATCTGTGGCCTTGTCGGCGTCGAAGCCTCGTGCAAGAAGGTCATCGCGACATACCGAGGTAATCGGGAAGAAGCCCTCGGCAAGCAACGCCTGTATCCGCTTCTCCTCATCTGTAGGGTTTTGAATTGCATTAAAGTACGCTCTCACTGCTTCTAAAATTCTATTCATTGCTTTGCTCTTTTTTCTCTTGATACTTGATTAGTAAGGTGTGCATCGACCAGCCGCAGAGTGCCATCAGCATATCCCCGCAGTTATCCTCACGGTATGCCTGGATAAGTTGGTGTGCCTTGTGCCGGTAGGTCTCCTCATCGGACTGTATTTCCGACATCACGACCTCCATAAATGTCTCGCAGTTCTCCTCGGACGAGAGTATCTCATCCATTAACTCTTCTTCTTTATCGTAGTTCATATTACTGTTGGTTTGTTCTTGTGTCATCTCTTTTAGCCAGCGCTTCACATCCACCATATCCTCCTCCACGGTGTCGTTGTGCAGGCAGGAGCACATACCGTCACCATCGTAGTAGACAAGCACGGGATGCTTCGTGGCAGGACAGTATCGGATTAGAAGTTCATCCTTCTTGAGTAGTTCGGTATCCTCGGGATTGCGCATCGTTGTAATGACCTTCGAGGAGCGTTCCAAGATACTCTGCTCGGCAGCTGTGAGCGACTCTTTGCCACTCAGCAGTTGCTCAATGTCTTTGAGTAGTTGATATACCATAGGCTACTCGTCGCTATTCTGCTCCTTGAAGATTGCTCGCTTCTCATCGTAGGATTTTGCCGTCCACCACTCGTTGCAGGCATCAACAAAATCCTGATAGCCCTCTTCTGGCGAGAAATCATCCTGACGGTAGCCCGTAACCCTCTCCATTGTCGGGAAGTCGGTATCGCCCCACCAAGCCTCCATGTGCTCCACAAACTCCGTCTTCGTGCAGAAGTAGTTATGAGCCTCACACTCGTTGCACCAGTTATCATCACGGTCAATGCCTGTCTCGCCGATGTACTGGTGGGTGTTGGCATCTACCCACGCCTGTGTCTGAATCTCTGTCGATCCGCACTCCTCACATACAATCAAATCTCTCTCCTCCATATCAATACCACGATATTAGTACATACTCATTCTGCTGGTCGCTCTCGTTGATGAGGCGGTCAAGCACCTTTGTGATGAACTCCTCGAGTGTCATCTCAATCTTTGTGAGGTATCTGTTTAACTCTTCCTCATTCTCCCGATACTTCTCATCCTTGTCGATAAGCATCTGGCGAAGGCGTTTGAGTTCCTCTCGCTCAACCTCGTAGTCATCGGTGTAGATATCTTCGGCATTATTCTCAATCTCGAACATCGAGAAGATATCGTATAGGGCATCCTGCCCATCGCTACCAAACATACCGCCGTAGCCGTATTGTACCTGGTAGGTTGTTCCAAAGTGTAGTTGTCTGCTCATATCTTTTGTTGTTGGTTAGTCAATGTCGTAGCCGATGAAGTTCTCATCGTTGATAAGTAGGTAGTAGTAGCCGTTGCCACAGCCACGATACTCCTTGCTGAAGCCTGCGTTAAGCACTCGTTTGCCCGATGTGTCGCCCTCAATCTCGCAGGGCTCAACCCATAGCGAGCCATCGTAGCCACGAAAGTCGAAGCGTAAAGAGTAAAACTTCTTACCCTCACGCAGAGCCTCACGGAACTGTTGCATAGTGAGTTCTCCGCACCATTTCTCCACGGCTTTGAGCGATACAACCTGGCCATCGATGCGTGTTCCTGTGGTCAGACCATTCTCGTATAGCGACTTTGTGGGATCAGGGTTGAGTGCCTTCTTGATATAGGGACCTGTGAATGTCGCCTTGCTTGCCAGGCGCTGATACTTCAGCACCATCTGACGGTTAGCCTCCTCGGCACTCTTGGGGGTGTGGTCTGATGGATAAAGCACCTTTTCGATGCTATCCCAATCCGTGAAGAGATAACCACATTTTCTCTTGTTCGGGGCAACGATACCTATCTGATTCTGGTCGCGGTTGATAAACAGCCTGCGACGCTTACCGCCAATCTGCACATGTAGTGATGGCGGGTTTGCTGTGTTGCGTAAATATTCTTCTGCTGGGTGCATAATATTCTCCTTTCTATACGGCTAATGCCTGAATGAAATACTCCTCATAGTCGGCTTCGATGCCGAGGTTTGTGCAAGCCAACTCGAAGTCGCTATGTTGCATATCATTTACCTCGCGTAGTTCACGCAGATACCTGAGTTCATCATCGAGGTACTCTTGTGCCTGCTGCTCATCGCACGAACAGCCGCCACATATAGCCTGAATAATTCCTATTGCCATAATGATTCTGATTTTTAGTCTAACTCAAACTCGTCTTCATAGACGGTAATCTCCTTGCCACTCTCGCAGATCCTGACGAGCCACTCATTACCGTAGGGCTCGATAAGTTCTATGCGGCGGTAGCCCAAGTATGGTACTTTGAGCGTTGCTATTGCACCTCTCTCCATTATGCTACCATCTCAAATTGTACACAGAACTGGAACTCGCTGATAAGGTTACCTACATAAGGCATTTTTACAGGGTCTTCACCATAAGGACAGAAGATGGTCTTTGCGTGTGTCTTGCAACGGATACCTTGCTCGCGTACTTTTGAAAGCAGATATGCTCTGCGTCGTAGTTGTTTCTTGCTCATAGTTGTAGTTTTATTTGTTGAAAGATATGAATGCCATTCGGGGGCATTACTCTAATTGTTTGATGTAAGCGTCATACGGGAGGATGCCCAACAGCTAATCAAGCTGGGAGGGCATCGTATCCGCAGGACGGTAGTAAATGTGATGGCCCTTCATATCGAGGTTGCCAAAAGTTGGTGGTATGATTGCCGACAGGGGGCATTACTCTAATCAGTAGATGTAACTCCTTGTGATGAACGCGCGAACCGGTTGATATACCGGTTCGCGGGTCGCTTGAACAAGGCCGTGCTAAATATGTCAGCCCATCAATACCTGCTTGCCAATCGTGCCTGGCTACTTCTTACGCCACTCGGCCATCTTGCGCTTGAGGTCGATGCCGTTGTCTTCGAGCATCTTCTTCAATACTGCCAATAGTCGCCAGCCATCGCCGTTGCGGTACATCTTAGCCTTGGTGGTGATGAACGCCAACGACTGGTATTTGTCCAGACGCTTGCCGGCATCATCGTATGCCACACAGCCGTGGAAGCGGATGAGGTTCTGCATCGTGAAGAAGGCACCCGAACCCTTGTAGGCATCAATCCACGCACTGCACTGCGGTGTCTGCCAGTGCATCTTGAGGCGCAAAGAGTTGAACTCTGCAACAGCCTCGTAAAGTTTTGCAGCACTCTTGGCGCGACGGATAGCGTACATAGCACTCTCCAATGGGCGATATAGTTTACTGTAGAGGTCAGATACGAAGATGTTCTTGCCGGCGATACGCTTATAAGGGACACCCTTGCACTTGCGTACCTTAATCATATCGACACGCTTCTTGAGGAGTCCGATATACTCGCTTGCCATCTTTGTCGCTACCTCGGCATTGAACCAGCGGTTGCGGTCAGTGAAGTTCTCAGGGTCACGGTGCTCCATCTTCATCTGTGCGTTGAGCTCGTCAAGGAGCATCTTCCACTGATACTCATAGCCCATACGGTGGATCATAGCTGTGACACCCATAGGCTGCTTGGTGCGATAGTCAAGGGCGGTCATCATATGGAACATCTGTGCCATCACCCAACGGCGGAACAATCGAGGATTAGGTACCGTGCCCTGCTTGATGATAAGCTCGAAGAGCGGGTCGTTGTCATCGAGGACAACCAACTTGCCGTCCTTGTTTGATGCTACACACTCACCACCATTGGCACCCTGCATAGCAAAGAGGTGGCTCACATCTACGCCTGCATCACGCAGCGCCTCGATGCGCTCCTTGGCGGTCTTGGGCAATTTCTTCTGAGGCTTAACCTCCTTGCCAACGACCTCAGCATACACAACACCGATACCGGCATCCTTACCAATCACCGTAGCAACCGTAGTAATAGTCTTGTCTGCGATTGCCAACTCTGCACCACACTCGGGGCAGAGAACTTTTGTCTCATTCTTTTTGCTCATAAGTTATTTGTTGTTTATGGGATTATTTCCCGGTTGAATCCATTGTTTGAGAATCACGAGGTCCTTGTCCTCCTTGCTCTGCCAGAACCATTTGCCCATACGCTCTTCGTTCCACTCCATTCCGAGCAGCACTTGGCAGAGGATGTAGAGCTCAAGTTCTATCTGTGCGGGGTCTCGACGCTTGCCATAGAGCATATCCTCGTCCGAGAGTTCTCGCTCGGGCAATGCCCGGAAGTATTGGCGGGACTTGCTCTCGCTGCGCTCCGAGGGCACAGAGTGTTTGTAGAAGGTGTAGAGGCTCTGCACGGTGTAGAGGAAGTCATCAAGCGTTGCCAGCGACATTCCCAACTCGCCCTCGTACTCTCCGTTAGTGATAATCTTCTTGCCGTCAATCGTAAGGTTTTGCCTTTCGAGGTCAACCCTGAATTTTGCTCCGTCCTTAACGGCTTGGACGGACTCGTGGTAGATGTTATTCATTTGCTTGCTTGTTTTCGTGTTTAGCACTCTGAGCCTATGACGCATTGCTTTATAGGTCTGATAAATACAGTGGATTCTCGATCCTGAGACCTGACAATCTGCGGGTGTCAGGATCGAAGTAAGAGACTGTATTGTTAAACGAGGCTCCTTGTGCAGTTTTGGTTGCGTTACCTTATGGTCTTGTCAGGGTGGCACATGTCTTTATCAAACTGATGTAAGCAGCACTGAATCTGATGGACCCTAAGTCATCTATCGTAATCGCAGGAGATGACTAAGGTTCCATCAGACTGCGAGGGCTGCTCAGTAAATTCCTGACCTTGACCATAAACCTTGTGCGAGGCGATGCGTAACGGTGAAGAGGTGGCATATATCTCTATGTTGTTGATGTCTCCCGTCTGGGGAAGCCTAAGCAGCGGCGTCGTATAACAATCGGGATTACGACGCCGCAGCGGAGGCTTATTTAAGACGGGACAATGAACTCTCTCCCTCGATACGCTCCCTATGCCGGGCAGATTCTTATAGCAGTGACACATAACTTTATACTTACGATCTATCCAGCGTGTAGCCAGCTCGGAGGAGTCTCGAAGGAGGTCAATCTGCCTCCTTCAAGACTCGGCGGAGCTGGGTTAGCACGCGGGATGTAAATGTCTGCTCCTCGAATCTTTACCGATGTGCTTCGGCATATTGCGAATGTCAGGCAACCGACACATTGCTTTACTCGCTTGATAAATACAGGTGGTGCCAGAAGTTACATGGATTCACCTGGGGATAACCAGGTGAATATATCTCACTTCTGGCTGTATACCTGTATTATTGAATTGTTGCTCTTCATTCGCTTGTCGTGTGTTCGACTTGTGTTATAGTGATGCTACCAGCGTGTTATATACCGCACGGCTGGTGAGCAGTGCTTTCTGCATACAACCTATGGTCATATAGCCATCAATCTCTCCGGGCAGCTTCTCTCGGTTAGCCTTGACATTTCGCCCTCGTCCACGCACGATGCAGCCATCACTCTTGTTGCGAACATATCCTAAACCGCCAACCTTGCGCTTGCCCGTCTTCACGGCACGCAGGCTGTCCATAACAAACTTATTCAGTTCGTCGATATCACTGCGGACATTGCACACGGGCAATATCTGTGTAGCCCAGCTATGCTCTCCATCACCCTTGTAGAGGTAGCGATTAACCGAGTTGATAGCCTTGTGTAGTGATGTTCGGGGATTGCGAATTGTGCGGCGTTCAATCTCTCGCTGGAAGGTCTTGATGCGACTCTGCGATAGAGAGATGCTAGCTCCCTTGATGCTGTAGCCAAGGAATTTGAACCACCTGTCTGATGTCAGATACTCAACCTTCTTTGGATTGAGGTGCATAGACTTCTCGACAAGGCGGCTCTCCAAGATGGTCATCGCCTGCTCGTATTTCTCACCGATGTAGAGCATATCATCCGAGTAGCGAGTGTAGAACTCACCCAGAGCGGTAAGCTCCGCATCGAGGTCGTATAGTAACACATCGGCAAGCCAGCTTGCCACGGCACAGCCCTGTTTGAGTGATTGGAACTTGCGCTGTAGCTTGTTATCCTCATCGAAGTAGAGGTCGTTGTGGTAGTACTTGCGGAGTACATCAATGACTACGGAGTGTCCGTGCTTTGCCTCGACCTTATCGAAAGCCTCATCAATAAACACCAGAGGCACGCTGTCGAAGTACTTGCTGAGGTCTGCCTTCCAGCCGAGTGAGTTAGTTGTTGAATTGTTAGCAATACGACTGCTCACCTCCTGCACAACTTTACCACAGCCGATGCCCGTCTGATAGGATTTGCACGCAGGGTGCACCATCTCTGGCATAAGGTCAAACAGCATGTCGTTAGCAATACTGAGGATGATGCGGTCGATAGGCTCGTTCACATAGACGGTGCGGAACTCACCATTATCCTTGGGGATTTGTGCCGTGTGTGGCGGGGAAATCTCATACTCACCGTGCTTCATTGCACTCGCAATGGCAAGGCGGGTATGCTCACTTGCAAGGTGTATCAGCTGGTCTTTGCGGATATCCTTGCCTACACCTTTCGCAATGGCCTTCGTCCATCGGTCGAGGTCGAAGAACATCTCTAAAATCTTGTCTGCCATAATTATTAAATGTATGGTAATGAGTATTCACTCATAGGCTCTGCTATGGCTTTACACATCCGGTGTGATGCCTCGTTGCGTGGGTCTATGCGCCACGACTCGGCATTTGCCATCTTGCAAACACAACTTCTGACCAAGCGGAAGAAGTTCTGCTGCAATGTCCTATGCATATAAGGAATAGCCTCGGCGAAGCGGTCAGGGTTGAAGGAAAATGAATTAATTGCATCTTCCAACGCTCGTGCTGCTTTAAACTCTCGGCTATCTTCAAGATTGTCAGACGGTTTGCCGAACTTGGCAATATCCAGCTGATTTTCTAAAACAATAATGGCGGCACTCATCATCGCCGCCATTACTTCTCCATCAACTCGGAGTATGTTGTCTTTAGATACAATTGTTATCTCGTTGCTACGCTCCTTGAACTGCTCAAACTCTGTGAGCATACCTTTGATTTGCTGTATCTTCTCTTTGTACATAGTTATCGTATTAGTTCATTTTCACATAGAAGCACATCACCCACGATGTAGTCAAGGGTGGTAAAATGTTGGTGGAAGATGTTGTCTGCCTCCTCGTTGTAAGGCAGGTCGAGCAACTTGCCCTCCTCGTTAAGGATCATAGATTGCTTCTCGTCGAGTTCTACAATCTCGACCATTCCGCCAACTGCCGCTTGCATCTCCTCAAGAGTGAAATACTCTCCGTTGGCAGGGGTTGTAGCGGTGCGTGTTCCGTCTGTTTTAATTATCTCAGCCATTGATATTCTGATGTTGGTTACACAATTCAATATGGTATCTGCGCTCTGCAAGGAGTCTGTCATATTTTTCCGGGTTCTCCTCGCGACGCATATCAGGTTTGCCAGCTGCAAAGTGCTCAACAAGCACACAGCCGCAGGTGTGAGTAATCTTTATCGAGGTACTCAGCACCTCAATCTTTGCACCCTCTTTGGGCACAGCATCACTCTCGATGATGCGTAGTTTATCTATCTGGTACATCACTTTCTGGGTTTAGGCAGCCACACCGTATGTCGCTTGACACGGCGTAGTTGATTGATGATATTCTCGAACAACTCTCTGGAATAGATGCGGTAGTGAAAGGCGGCAGAATACTCGCACACATTACCGTGAAAGTCCACATAATTCCTCTCGGGGTCTATGCTGAAGAGTGAGCCTTGCACTTCGAGGGTGTAGTGGTTTTCTCGCAGCCACTTGAAGAACTCAAAGATGTCGGGATAGCGTGAATGGAAGGTGCAGTAGTCGTAGTGGTTCCGGCGCAGATTGAGAAGACGCTCTGTCATCTCTCGGCGGTAGCGTCTATCGTCATATTTATTACCGCTATCCGAGGTGAGACTGCAAAGGAAGAGTTTTCGCTTACCCAACTGAAAGTAGTATGGCGTGTGCAACACAATCCTATTGTGCCACCCATTATGGTTGCGGATAGCCTCGCCCTTGATAATCTTCGGGTGTTGCTTCAACTTCTTGGCAAAGCGGCTTATCTCGGCATCTATATCCTCATCACTGAGGCGTATATCACGCAGAGCCTTGAAGTATCTGTCACCCAAACGGAAGCAGAGGTCGTACATCGTGCCCGAGTATGCCTCACCCACGAAGAAACGGTTGCGACGCTGACGCTTGGGAGGTACACAGTTCAAAAGGTCGTAGTAACGCTCCTCCGTAATCTCCTCGAAGGGTTGGCAGAGAGCCTTGTCGTAGCGTTTGAGCAATAGTGCTATGCGGTCAGGGGTTACGGTGATAAGGAATGGATTGTCATACCTATCACGCAGTTGTTCCAAAGTTTCCCCACCATAGTCGCTATGCACATCATCACGCATAGAGGTGACGATGACGCTATCAAAGTAGCGTGAGTCGATAACGAGTAACATAGCCTACAATGATATGTTGAGCACTCTGCGAGCAGCTATCACAGCGTTCTGGGTGAGTTGTCGCTGCCACGCCTGATTGCGAGGCGACCACTTGAAAGCGTTACCCTTGAGTTTGGTACGCATATCACTGTCAGGGACTGCATCGAAGAGGATTTGCAGGCGGTCTTCATCGTAGTTATAGACGATAGTTCCACCCTCAAAAGCAATCTCCTTATTCTCACGATTAGCCTGCTGTTCCAACTTCTCACGCACCTTACGCACCAACTCCGGCAGTTTGAAGATGCCGTGGCGTGCGGTGACAATAGGCTTCTTCATCGTGGCGTTGAGTTCTTTGATGAGGGCAACGGCACGGTCGATAATCTCAACATTGCCCTTGTTGCAATGTGTGGCAAGTCGCCCATAGAGGTTGCCGACAATGAGTGAACGCATACAGGGCAGCGTACCATTGTCGATGCCTCGAATAGTTTCGGCAGTACTCTCAATATCTGCCTTGACCTTCAGCCACGCCTCCTCTGCAAACTCTTCAGGAGTCTTCTTGCGCTCTTGTGCCTTGCTGATGGCATCTAACGCACGCTTGCGCCACTCCCTGAATGCCGTTACACTCTTCTCGTAACTGCTGAGGGCTTTGTCGTTGCGCTGGGTATTGAAGCGTGCTGGTCCCGTAATCATAGCACTCGCACAGCGACTATTGGCAGAAATCATCGCCACAAAGTAGCGGATATAGTTCTCCTTGTATCGCTCACGCTGCTCCTCGGGCATAGCAGATAGGTCTTCGTGCAGTTCCTTCTCGTATGAGGCAATATCCGACTCGCCACGCTCTTCGGGAGAGAATGATGTGAGGTTGTATGAGCGACACGCCTGCTCGAAGTATACCTCAAGGTATCCGGGGTGTGCAAACTCCACAACCTCCCAATCGGCAAAGGCAGCAGGTGCGAGGATCTTCTCCTCGGCAATATCTCCGATAAGGTGAGCATAGCTGCAATAGCCATACTTCTTGCCTCTAAAATGAAATGCCACAGGCTGACTCTCTGCGGCATCTTTACGCCTAATCGTGAGCACACGATGGGCATTGACTTTGGTTAAGGTAATCGTTTCCATTTCTCTGATTTTTATGTTAATACTCTTTGCTCCTTGATGTCGAGAGCAGCAATCCACACTAAATACATCAGTGCATCGTGGCGGCTCTCAATAGTTGGACTATCGCACAGACAGCAGACAGCATATCTGAGGTTCTCAAAAGACACATCGGCAAACTGCTCGATGATGTAATCCTTGCCTGCAATCTCATCGCACACATCATCGGCTCTGCCCATTGCAGGCACGGCATCGATGTCCTCGGCTTTAAGCCCAATCTCCTTGTAGAGGTAGTCGAAATAGTAGTACTCCATAGCATTACTCCTTTTCGGTAAAGGTGATGCGGGTTGCTCCATCGTAGCCGAACTCTGCTTTAAGACCAAAGGCTTCGGCATCGCAACTGATACTGCATATATCCCAGATTTCAAGACGCTGGGCACAGGTTATGACCGTATTGCTATCACTGATTTGTGGCTGCTTGTCTTTGAGTGAGGCACTGCCACAGATACCTCTCAGTATTATGCCTCGCTGATGTGTCGTTAGTGCCATACGCTAATCCTCCTCTATGCCATAAAGGTTCGACATTGTGCTACGCAGGGCATCACGAAAGCCATCGCTCTCGCCCCAATACTCCAGCAGTTCATCGGCAATGGTCTGCATCTCCTCGTCTGAGGGCATATCGCCGTCATAGCCATACTCCTCAAGCAAGGCACGGCTGATGATTACACCTGTTATTTCATTGATTTTGTTGCCCATATCTATTCGGTTTAGTTCTGAATATCTTTACATAAATCTCTTCGTCTTCGTGCTTCTTGTTGTAGTCGCACACAGCCTTCTCAACCTCTTCAAAGTTGGTTACCTTGTAGCCCGTGATGTTTTCAATCTCCTTGAAGAACTCCTGCTCTTCGCCCTCTTCGTACTGATACTCCTCGCCACAATCGTAGGGAGTGATGGTGTATCGCTGAGGAAAGTATTCTCCGGCAGTGTCATTGGTGGCATAATATCCCATTCCCGGCTCCTCGGTAATGAAGTAGAACTCAAGGCTCGGATACTTCTCTTGCAAGAAGGTAACAACCTCGTCAGGGTCATTCCACGCAGTTTCGGTGTCAAAGCGCAATGCTCCGTTGTCATCATCTTTTTGTAGGTCAAGCCACGCTCCTCGGCAGTAGATCGTGTTCCAATCGCCACCCAAGAGGGTTACAAGGTTTCCGAGCCAACTCTTGCCGAAGCCATTTTCGACAAGCGACTCCTCACGCTCTTCGAGGGATAGCATCTTCTCGTAGAGGTCGCACACTTCTTTCTCTTCTCCCGTTACGACATAGGAGGTAAAGCACCAATTAGGCATAGTTCACTGTTTTGTTAAAGTATAGAGCCAATAGCCCCATAGCGGTTTCACTTCGGTTGATTTTTTACGCATAGACCTTGCATCTTCTACTGCACAATACCAAGGTGTCAGCAGAGAGCGGATAGGTCTTGTTCAGGTGGTCGGGGAACGCCTCACGAAACATCAGTTCGGCGGTCAGATACTCCTTGCAGAGTTTTCTCTTGCGTTTCTTTCGGGTTGGGAGTGGCACTACGATTGCTCGCTTTTTGCGCTCCTTGGGCATACGCCATTTGCCTCCGACAAAGACGGCTTGATACTCTCTCTGCAACACATTGTTGCGGTAAGCCGATACCGATACGCTGGGAACATCGCCCAAGATACCATCGTGAGCAAGGCGGTTAAGCGTATCTTCGGCACTCCTAAAACTTGCATAGCACCCGAAACTGCGGGTGCGTTTTGCGTTGAATACTTCTATCATTTTGCTTTGATTTAGTTACTTGCAGACACTCCGAGTTGCAATCTCGGCATAGTGTGTATTAGTGTCTAAATGAGATGTGCGCACATAGTTCGGGCATAGTTCTCCTCGCTATATGCGCACTCTCGGCAGGGTTCACTCCTCGTCATCGCAGTCAATGCCTGCTACGAGGTTACAGATCTCTTGCAATGCAGACTCTATCTGCACCAAGTCATCGATGTCGAAACAGATGGCATCATCATCACTTTCCCACACCTCACGGGCAATATGGATTGCTTCGTGTATGGCGGTGGCAGATGCTTCCAATGCCGTCTTCACATCGTTAATGGTATGCTGTCGCTCTACTGCGGGCATACCGCCGGCAAAGTTCTTCTCGCTACTCACGGTTACGATACCTTATGCCCGAAACAAAAAGAGCGTATTATCGGCATACACACGATAACACGCTCTTCACGCAATTACGAAAATCTAACTATTGCAGACCTATTTCAGGCAGATTGTCGGATAGTTACTCCACGGATTAAGCCGCTTCTTCGAGGTCTACGACTACAACCTCTTCAGCGGGCTTGGTGGCAGGTTTACGCCCACGCTTGGCAGGGGCTTCTGCAGACTCTGCCTCAACCTTTGCAAGGTTAGGGGCAAAGTTCATTGCATCGCGGATTGCCTTGGCTGCTGCGTGGATAGTCTTGGCAAAATCTCGGCTCGACTTCTCAAGGTCTTTCTTGGTTGGCACAAGTCCAATGCGAGCCCACACACTATCCGTGAGGTCGTACTTCTTGATGCGATTGTTACGATTGTCGCAGATAATAATCTCTGCAGGAGTGGTGGCACGGAATTTCGAGCGGATACCGTCAGCATCCTCACGCAACTTTTTCTCCTCTGCAACCGTGTGCCAAATAGTGGCTACGAGGTTTTTTACTACACGGAAAATCTCATTGTCCGAGTTATCTGCAGGCTCGAAGTCCTTGCCCCAGAAATGTTGTGCTGTCTGCACCAATTCTCCGTCCTTGTTGGTTGAGTTGTAAACCAACATTACACCTGCAAACGCACTGAGGTTTGCATACTGCTCTTTGTTCAATTTTGAAGTTGCCATAATGATTTGAATTTTACAAACTCTGCGCAAAATTACGCATTGCGGGCACTCCCGGAGTCGAACCGAGAACCTTACACGCTATAGTGCAAAGTGTGGCAACCATACGCCACGCACCCAAAAATATACCGTGCATTTCACCCTGCACGGCACATTTTTCGTAACTTTGTCGCACCTATAAGTGTACCCTATAATTGGCTATCCATCAGAGCATAGTGGTGGCATAAGTGCATCAGCACCGGTCTGCTCTGCGTGTCATCGCACAATCACTGCTTACTCCAATTTCGGCAGAGTGTTTCTTTGGCACACCCCGTATCTTTTGCAATACGGCAGCACACATTCGAGCGGTTGGCGGTTGGTGATTATGGGCATAACATTGGCAATACCCTTTTCTCAGGCTCCGTGCAGGGTGTTTTTCCTGCATAGTAACTTTTATCTCCGAGCGCACAAGGGCGCATTTATGGCATTATTCTGTTACCTCTCTTTTCTACACGGCTCTCGCACTCCCAAATTTGCGTGCTTTGCGTGTACGGACTATTTGCACAAATAGACCGCTCCAACTTGCTACATTGGTCTGTAGTCTTGCGTGGTGTGGTTATTTAACACCCTCTTTAATCGCTCCAAAGCGAACAAGCAATTTTCGTTTGTCCAAGCCACGAAAATAGGTTTCCCACAAAAGAGGCTTTTGTTTTCTCGCTCAAGGCGGTTTGGTTTGTCTGTTTCTTAAATCAAGATTTTAATTGTTATTTTTTCAGTTTATTTTTTCGTTTACTCTTTGCCGTTGTTGTTGGCGTTTGAGTACAGCACTATAGTAACACCGAATTTTCAAACTCCAAAACTTTTGCAAAAAATTTTTTTGTGATGGATAGCGATTTTAATTTTTGCTTGAGTATGGAACGCCCACGCGCGAGGGCTTGTCTTAAACCTTTGAAAATCAATCGCTTGTAAAAAGTTGAAAAATTTTTCATTTTTGCAAAAATCAATTTTTGCCCGTTTCAACATATATAAACAACTGAAACAAAGTATTTTACACTGATTATCAAGCAGTTACAAAGTCAATTCTTTTATATATAGGTGAAAATCAACGAAAAAATAAATTTTTGTTTCAATTTGTTACTTTGATAGGCTTTTTTGTTCACTTTTGCACAAAGTAAACATTCTAAAACATTGATATTCAACGGTGTAAAAATTATAAAAAGAATTGGGAGGGTGTACACCCCGGTGCGGATTCGGTATCTCTCCTCGGGCCATTTTTCCAAGTCCCATTTTTGAGAAAGTGAACAAATAATTAGGATACTATTTTCTGGGGTGTTCAAGTATATGATTGTGAATAGTGAGTTTTGTTATATAATTCTGATTACCAGCCGACTAATCTAAACTAATGTATATAGACTTTTCACTCTTTGATTTTTTTGTTCACTTTGTAATCCTTTATATATTTTTGTCTAAAAGAGGCCCCTGGGATGCTTATTTGAATACTAAAACAGGCGGATATGAAGATTGATTATTTGTGCATTTTGTCAAGCAACTGATATAAATAAAATGTCTGCGTGCGTGCGATGCAGATGTGATGAACGCAGTGCAATACGGTCAGGCGCGAGGGGCAGCGTGGACGAAGCGATGTCGTGTGTGATGAAGGGTTATATAATGATGTATTTTTGATTTTGATATAACTGAGGAAATAGGTGTTTCCTTATGTTCCGTTTAGCCCTTTCCCACCAGAAACAAAATAAAAAAAATAAAAAGTTGACAGACGGCGCAGGCGTCTGCTAACTTTTTTTTATTTCTTTTGATTCTTTTCTCCGTAGAAAAGAATAGGTATCGTATTTATGATAGTATTATCACTATATTATTATACTCATTGTACATTTGAACAATACCTTGTACAAGCGATTTGTACGAATAAGCATAAATGTTTTGTTCGAGTGAACATCAATTTTTGCTAAAAACAAAAAAAAGGAGCTTTTCAGCTCCTCAGTACAATACATTATATTTGCAGTTACCACTTTTGAGACGCTAGTTCCTGAATCTCATCGTAAGTAATAGACATTACTGTTCTTTTGTCTTTTTCAAAGGCCTTATTACAGAATTCTCGAAGCACAGTGTATTTTGTTGTTGTTGATACAATCTGTATAAGTCGGTCGTATGCTTCCATGTCCCAAAAGTAATCATACTTACCATCAACAGCAACTCGCTTCAGCAAACCCATTGAGGTTGTTTTCTTAATGCAGCGTTCAAATGAGCGTCTACCAATACCCAGACATCCTAAGTGAGCACTCATAGGACGAAGCGTATTATAACCAAGTTCCCTAATTTTATTTAGGTCTGCCATATAGACCATAAAGGCTGACTCTGGCAAGTCAAATGCCATCATCAGCCCTTTGTAAAAACGGTAGAATACAAATTTACTTTGCTCTTTCATATTAATTCTCTGTTTGTGAATCTTGCTTCTCCTCTTTGAGGTAGAAATGAATAATTTTACCATTGATCATAGGTTTGTAAACCTTGTAACCTAACGCCTTTGCGTGCTTACCTACCGATACACGATTAGCGATCTTTCCTGTTGTTGCGACCAAGTGACGAGCCATCTCATCAAAAGTCATTTTGGATTTAAGTTGCATAGTACTTCGTTTTTTAGTTAATGAATGTATATGTCACTTAAAGTATAGGGGCAACTAATATCAAAGGTTTACAAATAGGATAAATTAATCGAATCTAAACCGCGATTTTGAGGAATTAACGGGTTAATACTAAATGTTCGCGGTTCAGACTTCGATTCTTAGGATAGCATCAGTTGGGTTATCTCTTTAATGAATGCCTCATTTCGTTCATCCATCCACTCCTTGGCAACATTCCAGGATAGCGACTTCCCAAACTTGAAGTTCTCCTTGGTTATAGAGTGATGCGACAATCGCCCCTCGGTTGGCTTGAGTCCCAAGTCGTGAAGCTCGCATAGCCCATCATTGAAGAAGGTACAATAGCCGTTATCTTCCTGCTTTGCCTGTATCATTAGCACGGGATAATCTATCTTTCCGAGAGCCATGCCCACGCACCAATGTGTTGGAGCCAGCCTATCTTTATACCCGGCTTTGATAAGTCGTAGTATATCTTCAGGTGTTCCTAGACAAGGTGTCTTACACTGCTGCTTGCACTTCTGGCACTTGCACTCAATGGGCCTGCGACCGGTCTTGCGCATTATGCGCTGCAATGATGTCTCCATTAAGCAAATTCAGGGTGTTTCTTGTTCCACAACTCAATGATAGACTCTCGACCGATGTGCGTCCAACGCTTTACACTGCCAAAGGTAAACATCTTGCCTTGGGCATTCTCCCAAGTGTATGGCACATCGCACTGCCACGAGCGGTATGCCGGCAGCACCACCCATTGTTTCTTCTGGTACTTGCAGATACCTTCCTCCATCAGGAACTTGTGCATATGGCGAGAGGATATATTGAGTTCCTCAGCAATATGTGTACTCTTAAACCAATCTCGATTCTCGATAAAGTCATCGTAGAATGCCGCCTTGGGAGCATACTCACGGATAATACCTCTCAACTCATCAATCATCTTGTTTGCCGTGTTTATATCTTCGGGCATCGGCTTAGTAAGGCAAGGGATATTGATGGTCTTAGGCTGCTTTCGTTTTTGAAGACGTTTTTGATACTTATCCTCGAAGATAATGAGTTGCTCATCACACCACTTCACCAAGGCGGAATCGGGGTCTGGATCTACCCAGCGAGCTAAGGCGGTAAGCAATGGTGCTTCAATCCAAGTAGCACCAATGCCACGACCACGAGATGTCAATATCTGAAACTCGTATCTGTCGGTAATGTTGTTCTGCGCCAGTCTGCGGCGAAGATTGTCCGTAGCAGCAACACGCAACCAGTCGCTTGGGAAATGTCCATAGGGCTGAGTAATCTGTGTAGCATTTACCATCAGCTTGTCGCCGATGCGCCTAAATGTAACGGGCATATCTTCGTTGAACTTAACTGTTGTATCTACATGATGCTGAGCCTGCGTCTCTGCGGCCTCTATCTCAAAAATCTTATTACCAAACTCTTCCAGCTCATCTATTAAGTCTCGGGGTAAAATACTCTCCCTACGCACTAACTGAATAATGGTATGCATATCACTAGGACGGATAGCCCAATACTCTCTTCCATTACGGCGGAAGGTCATCTTCATTGCAGAAGGACAGAGATTGAGGATTGCCCCATCCTTCAATAGTTCGCGTTGCTTGATGATTTCGCACACATCGGCCATACAGATATACTGGTGGCCATAATAGTTCCTGGACACCTTAATGCTTGTGTCTCTGAACGGGACTGTTCTGTTTTCTCTCATAACTACTTCTTTTTGTTTTTCTCTTTCTTTTCTTTAATCTCTTTGCGTACTCGCTTTTTTGCCATCTCCCGCACGGTGTAGTAAACCCTTTCTTCACCACACAACTCGTCATAGTCTGCAAGAAGCAATGTCCCCAGGTCGGCAATCTCAATCTCCACCGTATCGTGAAGTTGTCTAAAGTAGAGTCCTCCGCTGGTTTTGTGCTTGCCAGTACAACAGGCATATATGGACTGCAAATTTCCTTTGGTCAGTTCAGCAGCACTATTTAGCGAGCGTGTGACGGCAATCAGGTTTTGTGCACCATTGAAGATCAGCACAACCTTAGGTCGTCTAAACTTGCTACGTCTCATAGGATTTTACACTTTTTGTTAATTCCTCAATAGTAAATCTACTTCCGGCAGCCATAATTAGCCAAGAATCTGAAACCGAGAACCCGTCTATAAGCAATTCTGACATACGCTCCAAAAGGAACGCAGCAAAGTCAGGTTCAACATAGACGACAAACAGAAGGGCCAGGCTTTCATCAATTAATATATGTCCCGAAGTCTCATCACGAATAACAAGATCCTCCTTATCGATGCTGTATGTATTTAACAGAGCCGTAATCCAATGATGGAATGCTATCCGAAACTCTTGTACACTGTGACGCCGCTCGTCTCCACGACTACGGATAAAGTGTGTAGCATCGAAATATGTGGGGCCGTTATTCGGTGATTCTCCGAAGAGAAGTTCGGGGAATTCCCTGTAACGAATTATTCTACAAGGAACCTTTTCAATCTTCATTTTATCTCTTCATTTTGATATTAAAATTTGTTGCCTAATCGTGTAATTTTTTGCAATTGCGGGTGTAAAGTTAATAATAATCAGGCATTTTCCATTCATTAAAAACCTTCTTTTTCGTTGATTATCAAGATGTTGCGAGAGTTTTCCTTATTCACAATAAATCTTTGTGGTTGGTTGGAAATTAGGCCGATATAGTCAAAATCAGTATTCACAATTTAACACCTAAAACTTTCTCAAAAAATTTTCTCTACTCTTTCAAAAAAGAGTGAAAATGACAACTTCGGACAACACTTTTAACGGAGAATTGCTATCGAGCATCTTCCGAACATCGAAGAAAACCATACAGGAATATGTACGAGAAATCGAGCGCAACAACCGCTATCGTTCAGCTCGTGGAGATATAGAATCGGGCTACATTCTCGATGACCGCTCCAAACTTATTGACCTCTATGATGCCTGCCTCCAGCAGGACGCACACATTCGCTCCGTAATCGAGACTTTGGAGAGCCAAATTCTCGGTGATAGGTATATGCTTGCTCGTATCAATGAGAAGGGAAAGTACATCAAGGATGTGCAGAATACCCAGAAAATTCAGGGCTCGCAGTTCGATAAGATAATCAAGGGCATTGTGGAGTCGAAACTATATGGCTACACACTGTTGGAGATTATGCCTACTATCGACCCGAAGACCGGTAAACTTGCAGAGGTAAACAGCATCGAGCGTCGTAATGTGCTCCCTGACCAGAAGGCGGTACTCAAGCGTCAAGGCATATGGGAACCACATTGGGATTTGCGTAATCCTACCTACCAGCGCAACTATGTGCTTATATCGTCAGGTGATCTCGGACTCTTCTCTGCCACTACGCCACTTATCCTTGCCAAGAAGTTTACCGTAGCTAACTATGTGAACTTCTCTCATACATACGGACAGCCCATCATTCACGGTAAGACTGTATCTGAGAGCAATGCCGACCGAAAGCGATTGGCTAATGAGATTGCTAATGCTGCACAGAACAAGGTCGTTGTAACTGGCATCGAGGATGAGGTCGATATCAAGACCTTCACGATGTCGAACTCAGAGAAGATCTACACAGGTCTTATCGAGTTTGTAAACAGCGAGGTTGCAAACCTTGTGCTGGGTTCAGAGTCAATGGCAGGTGGTATGCAGTCCTATGTGGGCTCAACGAAGGCTCATCAGGATATCTTCCGTGAGCGTATCGAGGTCTATCGCCGATATATTGAGAACATAATGAACGAGGAGATTGTACCTCGCCTTGTTGCTATGGGTTATATCCCTGCGGGTTTGGAGTTCAAGTACTCGAACCGCATAGACATGAACAACGAGGATCGCATCAAACTCTACTCGCTCATTACGGATAAGTACGAAGTCTCTGCCGATGAGATTGAGAAGGAGTTCGGTATCAATGTGGGTAAGCAGCTCAATGTGATGTCTGGTATTGGCGGCACTGGAGGTGTTACGCCCGGTGTGAGCCATAATGACCGAGGTGTGATGTCCGATGAGGAGTATTACCGCCGCTACGGCAGACAGCGAGGCTCACAAGTAGCAAATTTTCTTCTGGGAGCGAAGTCGTAGCCCAACTTCCGCTCCCTGATGTTGAAGCAAAACAGGGGCAAGAGAGTGAAACGCAACGGGAGTATGAGGTCATTCGAGATGCTTTCCGTAGGCTTATACATCACTGGGAGAACAGTGCTGAGCGTGAGGATATCATCGAGGATATCATAACTCATCGATGCTCATTCCTGATAGACCGAGCATTGAGAGGCTTGGCGTTGGACTTTGATGAGGCATTGAGCATACTGCGTAATCACAACAACTTTACAACAGAGCGTGAGAAACAGCAGCACGAAATACTCGTGGCCGCCATCGATAACCTCATTGACTTTGCTGCTGCCGAGGAGATGACGATGATAAGCGAACTGCCCGAAGAGGTTGATGAGGAGTGTTTGCTCGACTACGAAACAATCTGTGAGCAGTATAACCTCACTTATGCCGAGGCGGAGAATGAGCAAGTGCTCTTTGCTGCGAAGATGGCGGCGTGGTGGATGGCTGTAAATGCCGAGTCTGTGATTACCTATATGACGCAGGGGGACGAGCGCGTGCGCCCGTGGCATCTATCCCTCGAAGGAGTATCTTACCGCAAGTCGGAGTTTCCGGCAGAGTTGATACCGCCCATCGAATGGGGATGCAGGTGCTATCTTATTGCAAATGGCTTTGCGGGAGTGCGAGCATCTTTGAGCATAGACAAGTGTCGCTCGATGGTTGATCCTGTTTTCCGCGAGAGCCTTGCAACGGGTGGCAGAATCTTTACCGATGCACATCGCTACTTTGATGTGCCACTGCCTGAGTTTGCGCAGAAGATTGTCAAACGCCTGAAATCGAAGTTCTATGAGCAAGATAACGATTGATCAGTTCTGTGCACAGTGGCGAAACGGTAACTATCGAATGTTAGGAAGCAAGCTCTTCTACAATGCCCAGGACTTTGTTACGGCGGCGGGTGAATATGCCAAACAGCAGTTTCAATCCTCTTTTGAACGTGGTGGTTTCAACGGCAGTAAATGGCCTGCCCGCACATCGAAGTGGGGAAAGAAGTTTACGCATCCCACGATGGTCGATACCGGCACGCTGTCAAGAAGCATCAAGGGAGAGCGTGGTCGCTCATTAGAGTTCGGTAAACTTCACGGCAAGGGAGGCTTTCGCCGTACCACTCACTACGACATCTGGACTACGGAGGTGAGTTCCTACATCCGAGGCAAGCGAGGTAAGAAACGAGGCAAGTATAAGAACTACGCTGCAGTGCATAACACAGACCCGAAGTTTGGCCTTTACGCAGTAAACCAACACTCTTCACGCCGTCCTGTACATCGTCAGTTCATAGGCTTCTCGCCCAATATTGAAGACCACATCAACAGTCTTGTAGATATGATTTTTGAAGGATTTCCGAAATGATAAAAGATAAGCATAACAAACCGCAGACAGAGGAGCAAGCACCTCCCGTAGAGAGTATTCCCGAGAAGGTATCCGAAAACCCTTTTGTGAATATGTACGATGCTGTGCGTCGTGCTATCCTCACCGTGCGTGAAGACCCCGATGACCCTACATCGCCACCGCTGTTTAAGACTATTGCTATTGACAATGGTCAGTTTACACGCCTTATTCGTAGCGAGAACTTGGAGTATGAGATTGCCTTCCCTGCGGTCTTTATACACTTTGTCAATGTGCGTTACCTCGTGGCACAGCAGCGTATTGGTGAGGGACGGGCAACAATGCGTGTGCGTTTCATTCTCAACACGCTCAACAACTCGGATCCGGAGCGAGAGTGTGACCCATTCATTGTCTTCCAGCGATTGAATGTAGCAATACAAGATGCCAAGAACCGAGAGCCGTCACTCAATGAGCGTTGTAACCTCACATATTTTGATATGCCTCTTACCACCAATATGCTTCAGGCATACTGGATAGATTACGAAGTATGGTTCCGTGAGTACTCTGCTTGGAAGTACCGCGACTGGGTGAAACGCTATCTTGTTATGCCGCCATTTACGCAGCATAGCGATGCTCCGCAGCACGACACCGATAACCACGGTAAGCATAGCTCACCAACTTACGATGAGTCAACCGGCTTTGAGCCGTCTGTTGAGGTTGAGGATAAAATTCCTGACGATGAATAAACCTTTTTATTTCAACACCACTACTCTTATCCAAAAGAGAGTCCAATGGATATCAATACACTTCAATATGTAGTCGGCGAGGTTAAGGCAGATGCCCCCGCTACGATTCGATTCTTCGGTAGCGTTACCGAGGAGAATACATCTCGCTTTAACGATGAGTTTGACTTCCTTGAGAATGTCATTCGTCCCTCGTGCATACGCGTACTTATTAATTCTGAAGGTGGCAGTGTGCTCTACGGTATGTCTACATACTCGACCATTGCCAACTCAAAGGTTGATACTGAGTGTGTCATCGAGGGCGTGGCAGCATCTATGGCCTCGATTATCTGGGCAGCAGGTAAAAGCTCGCTTATGCGTGACTATGCAATCCTGATGATTCATAACCCGATGATGCCATCGGATGGGGATATGGATGTAGATACCAAGGCGATGGTGAAGGCCTTTACCAAGCAGATTGAGACCATCTACCGTAAACGCTTCGGGCTTAAAGCCGAGCATGTACGAGCGATTATGGATGGCGAGGCAGGCAGAGACGGTACCTACTTCGATGCTCAGGCAGCTGTGAAGGCAGGTATTATCCCTGCCGAGAACATTATCCACACCTCAAAACAACTCTGTGAGAAGGTACATAGCGAGATTGCCTCGATGACCGATACCACGGCAATTCAGGAGCTAATGAGCCGAGTTAGTGCCGAGAATAAACTTTTTGAAAACAACATTCCTACTCTTAAGCAAACAGTAAATGATATGGCTAACGAAAACAAAACACAAGGATTCGAGTTCGGGGCGATAGCAGCCTCACTCGGTATGAAGGACAGTGATGTCAAGGATGTAATGGCCCGCATCTCGGAGTTGGCGACCATTGAGTCCAAGTACAAGGAGTCTGAGAAGTCGCTCAGCGATGCCCAGACCATCATTGCAGGCAAGGAGGCGACTATCCAGAACTTGCAGAAGGAGCTCTCGGAGGCGACATCGAAACTCTCGACCTACGAAAAGAAGGAGAAAGAGGAGATGGCATCCCGCATCGAGACGCTTGTCGAGGATGCAATCAACGCAGGCAAGATTGACCGTGAGGCAAAGGCCGAGTGGGTCAAGATGGCCGAGGCGAACCTCTCGCTTGCAGAGAGCACGCTCGCATCTATCCCTGCACGCGAGAAGATCTCCGAGGAGATTGCCAAAGACCCCGAGAATGTTCAGGCTGCCGCCACCGCTGCCAAGACCGCAGAGGAGATGATGGCCGAGAAGGTTAACGAGGTTGTCGGCGCAGACTTCAAGTTCGGTAAGCTGAAGTAAACAACACCATTCATTAATTGATTTGCCGGAGACAGGGAGTGTCTCGCGCGGAAAGCAGTATCCGCCAGTCGGCTGAGATTCAACAGTAAACAAGTAAACTCAATCGAAACAAATGGCTGATACAGTAAACTTTTTGCAGAACGGTTATAATGGCGAGGTCTTGGAGGACCTCTTGACCTATACCGCACAGGGTAACGACACCTTCCGCGAGGGTCTTATCCACATCAAGAGTGGCATCCAGCACAAATACACGCTGCCTGCCATCAAGTTGGGCGACATTATTCAGGATAATGTGCCTACACCTACCTCCACTCACGGTGCCAAGGGCGAAAACGGAGAGAACGAATACCAGTTCACCGAGCGTCACTTGGAGCCTTCGGACTTTATGGTCTATCTGGAGTTCAATCCTCGCGACTACGAGAAGTATTGGAAGTTCGCACAGCCCGAGGGCAACCTCGTCTTCCGCGAGCTCGATCCTAAGATTCAGGCAACGATGCTCCGTCTGTTGATGGACAAGAAGAACGAGTACATCGGCAACGCAATCTGGACTGCCGCTAAGGGTGGCGAGGCTGCTGCCGGCATCACTGCTCCTGCAGGCTGCATCAAGATTGGTGCGAACAAGGAGAAGTACTTCGATGGCGTTATGAAGCGTATCATCGACAATGTGAACGCTACGGATGCTGCAACCATCGCAGGTGGTCAGTGTATCGTGTCGGGTAACACCGAGCTCACCGATGGTGCTGCTGTCGAGGCTGCTCTCTACGCTATGTGGAAGAAGTGTCCTAAGCAGATCCGTAAGAAGAAGTCTTTGGTCTTCGTAATCGGCTGGGATGCGTGGGATGCATACGACCAGTATATCTCTGATAAGCAGGTTAAGTACTCGGAGAACACCGAGGTTAACCGCTACCGTTTCAAGGGTAAGAGGATTGTGCCTATCGTGGGTATTCCTGACCACACCATCGTGCTCGGCGAGTTCTCGACAGGTATGGAGTCGAACCTCTGGATGGGCGTAGACTACGCAAACGACACCGAGGTATTGAAGGTAGACCGCTTGCAGGCTAACTCGGAGCTCTTCTTCTTCCAGATGCGAATGAAGATGGATGTGAACATCGTTCGTCCTGCCGAGATTGTCGTACACACGGCTTATACCAAAACAGCATAACACACCTTTCATCTGATTTTTTATGTCTCACCCGGGGAGCGAGGTATGGCCCCGCTCCCCAAATTTTTCAAAGAGTATGGCTAAGAAAACTAACACAGAGGAGACCCCTAAAACGGATGAGCAGGTAACACAGACCACCGAAGAGGTGCAGACTGTGGCTGCTGAAACTCCCGCTGAGGAGACTCCCCAAACAGAGAATAAACAACCAACCAATGAGGAGAAGAGAGAGGCAGACCCTCACATTCTCGCAATCCTGAAAAAGTTCCCTGCCTATGAGTCGCTCTACATCGATACTCACGGTGGAACATATACTCCTAACACGCCTGCGGCCATTCGTGGTAAGGCGACACTCTACAAGAATCCCTATTTTGACGAACTAAAAAAGAGATAAACTATGGCACTTGGCAATGTATTCATTAAAGATGTAGACGGCAACATTCCGTATGATAGCGGTTCTTCCACCGAGAAGATTACGGGTCTGCTGTTTGATGTCTCTATGCAGCCTACGCTCTTTACCGAGGGCTATGGTAAGACAAATGAGACAAAGCTCAAACTGGGCGATGTCTGCTATATCACCTCGTTCAAGTCTGCTGTAAACGACTTCGGTATTATTGAGCGTGTGGAAGCGACAGATGACGAGGAGGCAAATGTAAACTTTATGTATGGTATTCCTGCCTACCACATTCGTGAGTTCTTCCGTATGGCCGGTAGCGTGAATAGTGCAGGCAAACTCTATGTGATGTTTGCCGACTGTTCGGCTAACTGGGATGCGTTGGAGATTATGCAGCGTGCTGCAGGCGGTCTTATCAATCAGATTGGTATCTGGACCGAGCAGCCTTTGTGGAAGGCAAATGGCGGTGCCGACAAGTACAGCCTTAACCTTGTCAAGGGTCTCAACGATGTGGCTGTAGGTCTTGCAGAGCAGAACCAGCCTTTGTCGTTGGTACTATCGGCTAACCCTTCCAATACGGGTGCTGACACCACTGATGGTCGTCAGATTGACTTGAACAAGGTTCCTTCTTGTATCTGTGAGTCAAGCCGTATCAGTTGCATCTTCGGACAGTCTCGCCACGAGAAGATTTCGACAATGCAGATGGTTAACCCGAACCATACTCCTGTGGGCTTCCTTGGTGCTGTTATGGGTGCTATCGCAAAGGCAAATGTACATGAGTCTATTGCGTGGGTAAAGCAGTTCAATCTCTTTACCGATGACTTCCAGGAGATCGAGTTGGGCTTCGGTGATATCAACCTTGATGAGGCGGAAGAGAACTTCCTCAGCCTTAATCGCTACGAGTCGTTGTCGCCTTCGTTGCTCGATGAACTTGACGATAAGGGCTACATCTTCCCGATTAAGTATGCCGGACGCGAGAACGGCATCTACATCTCGAAAGACCAGACCTGCTCAATAGGCGATTACCGCACGATTGCCCGTAACCGTACCATCAACAAGAGCCGTCGTGCCGTGCGTGCAGCATTGCTTCCGTATGTAAACTCGCCGCTGATGGTCAATCCTTCTACGGGCTTCCTTGCTCCATCGAAGATTACAGCATTCAAGACGCTCATCAGCGATATTCTGGCGAAGATGCAGGCAGCGCAGGAGATTTCCGGCTTCGCTGTAACCATCGATCCGAATCAGAATGTGCTTGTGAACGACACGCTCAAGATTTCCTATGTAATTGTCCCTGTCGGCGTGGCCGTCAAGATCTATGTCGAGGAGGGATTGTCACTAACCGCTAACAGTTAACATATATGGCAGTAATCAATAATGTAGCATATTCGTGGTCTATGATCACACTCTCGTCTACCGCACTCGGTATCGACGAGGGTTCTACGACACTCGAAGGCGTATCTGCCATCAAGTGGTCGAAGAAACGCAAGGTGGAATCCAACTACGGAATGGGCGGCAAGCCCGTCTCCCGAGGCTTCGGAAACATCACATACTCGGCATCCATCACTATGGACTATGCTACGCAGCAGCTCCTGCGTTCGGTCTATGGATCGTTGTTGGAGATTGGTGAGTTCGATCTTATCGTCTCGTTTGCCAACCCTATGGCATCGGATGACTGGACAACGACTACCGTAACTCTCAAGGGTTGTATCTTCACCGAGGACTGCTTGGAGTCGCAGCAGGATGACACGAACATTACCCACGAGTTTGACCTCAATCCGTTCGATATCCAGATTGGCTCTGGTGATACAATTTAGGTCGTATGGATGTAACCTTTGAAGGCAAGTCCTCGACAGGTAAAAATGAATGGCTCACACCGCCACATATCTTGAGGCGGTTGGGGCCATTTGATTTAGACCCGTGTGCTCCCATAAACCGTCCGTGGGACACTGCCGAGCACCATTATACAATCGAGGACGATGGTTTGAAACAGCCGTGGTTTGGGCGTGTGTTCTGCAATCCTCCGTATGATACGACACTCATCACGCAGTTCATCAAACGATGTGCGGAGCATAAGAACGCCATTGCGCTGACCTTTGCCAGGACCGATACACGACTGTTTCACGAACTGATATTTCCCAATGCCGACTCGATACTATTTATCAAAGGGCGGTTGAGTTTCTACCACGCATCGGGAGAGCAAGGTGGCACTGCAGGAGCTCCTTCGTGTCTAATCGCGTTTGATAAAGAAAATACCGCAGTGCTTGAACGCTGCGGTATAGAGGGTAAGTTGGTAAAACTTTGATTGATAATGTGGGTTCTATGGCCCACATTATTTTTCTATTAACCAATCGTAAGCTGGAATTATTTCTATCGGTTTTCCTTCCATCGTAAGACTCTCACGCTCAAAGTCTGTGATTAAGTAGAGGTTGTTGCAACCCGTTTCCGCTGAAGCGGCCATTAACCCTCTTAATTCTCTTTTGCGTGTTTTTTCTTTACTGATGTCGTATGATACCTGATATATCTCTTCTACGCGATTATCTTTACATACAACGAAATCAGCCTCATATCCACTCGCATTTTTGAAGTAGTAGACATCTCGGTTAATTGGACGATTACGACGAAGCAACTCGACATATACGATAGTTTCTAGTCTCCAACCTAAATTATCTCCAGCAAAAGCATCTTGTCTACCATCCATAAAAGCAACATCAACAGGGTATATCTTTTCAGACCTTACTCGCTGTCGACTCTTTGTTGCAAACTTCTTCAAGCCTAGCATCAAATAGGCTTCTTTTAGGAATCCGATGTAATTGTTTACAGTATGGTTTGATTTTAATCCGACCACAGCAGCCAAATCCTTCTCAACTATAGTGACAGGAGCGATATTCATCAGGTGGTGTGCTAGTTGTTCAAACGCCTCTTTATATTTTATTTTATGACGCTGCTCAATATCTCGCTTTAAGATATTTTTGACCAAATTGTCGATGTAACGAGTTTTGTTTTTCTCCCACATCAACTCGGGGAAGCCACCTTGCTTAATGTATTCATCAAAGGCAGCTCTTCTGGCTGCTTCAGCCTTGGTTGTCATAGATTTGGTATCAACACCCTTAATATGACACCAATCTGTAAAAGAGAATGGATATAACTCAATCTGATCGTTACGACCTGTTAGGTGAGTCGCAAGTTCTCCACTTAACAATTTAGCATTTGAACCTGTTACTATGATATGCATTCTTTGACGTAATAGACGGTTGACAAACAGATGCCATCCCTCCACATTCTGAATCTCGTCAAGGAACAAGTACTTGAAATCGCCATACACCTTGTACAATACCTCTAACACTGTGTTTAGGTCACTTGTCTCCATATCCTTGAAACGCTCATCATCGAAGTTTGCATAGGCAAATTTCACATCCTTTGCTTTGAGAGCATTATAACATAAGGTGGATTTGCCACTTCTTCGGACTCCTATGATAACTTGTGCGAGATGGCTATCTAAGTTAACCTCATCTTCCTCTTTGCGGGCACATAAGTCAACTTCCTGCAATGCGACTAACTCTTCGTATTGCTCAGCTAAAACCTGTTCTATTACTCTTTTATCTACCATAATCATACAGTTTTGATAATGCAAATATAGTGAAAATTTCCATTCAAACGCCATAATACGGAAAATTTTACGATTTCAAACGCCATAAATCAGGCAAAATCCAATTTTCAAACGCCATAACACGGAACTTTTTAGAATGTCAAAACGCTATAAATTGTAAAAACACAAAATAATCATCCTTCTCTCAAACCTTTCTAACATTCTCTCCCTACACTTTAAGTGAACATACTTTAATAAATATGGATATGGAAGAGAAAATGCTCACAATGAAACAGGAGTCTGAGATTAAGGAGAAGGCTCAGAAGATTAAGGAGGAGAAGAAACTGCGCAAGATTTACCCTATGGTGGTATTTGGCGAGGAGGGTGACGAGAAGGAGGTCTATGTGGCCTATATGTCGGAGCCTACATTCCCTCAGTTCTCGAAGTTTATGGCAGCTTCGAAGAAGGATGAGGTTATGGCAATGCGCACGCTTGCCAAGGATTGCTTCATCGATGGTGACCGTGAACTCGTGGATAACGACTCGATGTTCCTCTTCGGTCTTATGGGTCAGCTCTCGGAGCTTATCACTACTCGTCAGAGTACGCTGGTAAACTTATAGACCGGTGGCGCATTACCGATGAGCAGCGCATTCGCCAGCGAGTGATCTATGTGCGCCACTACTTCCCCGGAGTAGACCTTGAAACAATCTCCGATGAGGATTTTGCTATGCTTTCCGAGGATGCATTGTGGTTGCACGAGCAGATGCTCATCAGTCGTATGCCGATACCGGTCTCACTACCCGAAAAGACTCCCTGACAAACCGCTGTAAGCCGTATGACTTACGGCGGTTATTTTTAATCTCTCACGCTCCAAAAACACTACTCTTATTATAAGATAAAACCCATCTCGAATGGCACAGGAACAGAATTATCAAGTCAATTACTCCATCAATGTCGATGCCTCACAAGGTACCAAGCAGGTGATGGCCTTCGGTGAGGCCGTCGGCAAACTTGTGCAGGCAAAGGCATCGTTGACCCCTGCGGTCAACAACATCAAGAATATGATGGAGGAGATTGACCGTGTGTTCCGCACCAAGAATGGCAAGAAGCGTAGTTTTGATTACCGTCTCACCATCGACACCAAGAACAGTGAGGCGAAGTTGGAGCGTGTCAAGACACTGCTCACCGAGATTTCTACTCTTGCCAAAGGTATAAACCTCACCATCGCAGCACCGGCTCTCGACACCAAGAGAATCAAGGCAAATGCCAAGAGCCTCTATGAGAAGAAGGCTGCCGAGGCTCGTAAGGCAGAGGTTGAGCGCAGTGCATCATCTTCGGTAACCACGATGGCCGATGCCCAGAAGCGTATAACCAAGGCTATGGGCAAGATTAACTCGGCACTCTCACATATGGAGCGTGGCCGAGAGTTGACCATTAAGACCGATGTCGCTGAGCAGAGATTGCGTAGCATACTCTCAATTCTTAATCGAATAAAGAGTTCTTCGACTATCACGCTGAATATATCTGGCGGAATACCTGCAGGTGTGGCTGGTGCTGCTACATCGGGAGCCTCTGCCGTGATGCCATTTGCGTACTCTCCGGGTATGCAGGCTCCTGTGCCTTATGCTCCGACAGCCTTTGCTATGCCCGAAAAAGAGCAGCAGAGACTTATGCAGAGGCTTTACACCTCTCAGCAGTTGCATCGCCAGCGTATGGCTCACGACGATGAGAAGTTCAATGCCGAGCAGCGCCGCAAGGCACAGGTAGCAGAGAGCACAGCGGCACAAAGACAGCGTCAGGCAGAGGCACGAGCCCGTGAGCAGGAACGTCGCCGAGCACAGCGTGAGGCAGAGCGTCAGCGCAGACAAGCCGAGCAGGAGCGTCGCCGGGCCGATAAAGCGGCACGCCAACAACAGCAGCGAAACGCGATGCAGTCGGTGCGTGCTATGCAACGACAAAATACCGCCGCAGGCACGCTCTACCGCAGTAAGCGTCGTGCGGCTATCAACCGTATTCAGTATTCCCAGGCACCATCGTTGCGCAACCTCCCGTTCGCATCGATGCTCAATGCCTATATGGGCTACAGCCTGGTGCGTAATGAGCTTACTAAGGCTATCGAGTACTCGAATATTATGCAGTCGGCACACTCTATCTTGCGTGTGGCAGACACTGACTTGAGTACCTTCGAGACTCGCTTCGACAATATGGCTCGCCATGTGCGAAAGATTGGTATCGATACGAAGTTTACCGCTGTGGAGATTGCAGGTGCTGTAAAGTACCTCTCTATGGCGGGTATGAATATCGATACTATCAATAAGTCTATCCGACCTATTACCAACCTCGCCCTTATCGGTGATAACGATGTCAGCTATATTGCCGACCTTGCCACCAACATTATGGCGGGCTACGATATCAACAACAATAGTATGGATAGCGTGGCGGATATTATCGCCTCAACAATCTCACGCTCGAATGTAAATATCGTAGAGGTTGCGGAATCATATAAGATGGCAGCCGGTTATCTGCGTACTGCAGGCGTGGACTTCACGGAGAGTACCGCAGCCATTGGTTTGCTCGGTAACATGGGTCTGAAAGGAACGCTTGCCGGTACCTCGCTCCGTGCTATGGCTACACGATTTGCCAAACCCACAAAGGAGTCGCAGAGAGTGCTCGACCGCTTGGGCGTGAAGTTTACCGAGATGCGTAATATCGAGGGTGTGATGGTTGAGAAGCTACGACCATTGGCAGACATCTTCGAGGATCTGAATAAGAAGGGAGCGTCAATGGCCGATATGCAGGCTATCTTCGGTAAGATTGGTGGTAATGCGGCGATGATGTTGGTGAACAACTACGACCAGTTGCGTAACCTAACCGCCCATAACCGAGGCTCACAGGGTATCTCGGCAGAGTTGGCCCTTGTCAAGCAGAACACGACCAAAGGACTCTGGGCACAGGTAACATCACAGCTTACCGAGAGTTTTATGCAGGCGTATGAGGTGCTGGAACCAACTATTCGACAAGTGCTCCGCTCATTCCTCGATAAGTTCAAGTCGCCAGACTTTACCAAGGGACTTGTCTCTATTGGTAATGCTCTGCTGGATATTATGACCGTTATCGGCAATATCGGAGCGTGGGTAGCCCGTAACTTCCATTGGATAGAACCACTTGTCTTCACGGGCTTTGTCGCAACAAAACTCTTTAAGGTTGCGGGTGCTCTGACCAATGTCGGTGTGGCTCTCGGCTTTATAGGTAAGCAGTCTGCGGCAATGGCGGGAGCAGATGCTATCACAGGCATTCTCGGTCTTGGCAGAGGTGGTAAACTATCCTTCACGCAGAAGCGAGCCATCGTAACCCAGATGCAGGCGGCTGGTGTTGCTGGTCGTGGTGCTATGACCAAGGCACTGATGGCAGGCGGTGGCGTTTGGGGAACTAAGAGTGCGCTGCAATCACTCTTTGCTACTCAGGTCGCTACGGGTAATGGTATTACTGGTGCTGCGGCATCGCTTAGTGCTATCGGCACAGGAGCAGTAGCCGCCACAGCGGGTATTGCTGCCGTAGTCGGCGCTATGGGCTGGCTTGCCTACAAGACTTGGAAGGTTAAGGAGGCTAAGGATGCCGTCTTGGAGGAGATAGAGGCTAACAAGAAGTACCGCTATCCATCTATCGAGGCTCTTCACTCTTCGCTTAGCGAGACCTACAATATGGCAATCAAGACCAAGCGAGCTGTTGAAGAGGTCGTGGCTGGCAAATCCATTGAGGAGGCTTCAGGACAGAAGATTGGAGCTTTTACTCGAAACTGGTGGATATCGACACTGGCAGAAGGTGCGGCAATGTCAAGAGCGGCAAAGAGCGGATATTATTACGACCCGGGCTATTCTACTAACGATGCTCGTCAGGATGATATTCGTAATGCTCTTGTCACCCTTGCCAAGCGAGATAGCCAATCAAAGATTGATGCAGCCTACGCAGAGTTCGGTCAGTTGGGAACAGTGTTGGAGATGGATGCCTTTATCCGCACCATACAGCAACGATTCGGCTATTCGGATGCAGACCTTGACCGTTCACTATTCAGTATGGTCAATGGCAAGGCGGTATATATTCCTAATATAGGCGAGAAAAATGAGGCTGTGGCTGCACAGACCTATGACTACGCCAAGTACATGAACGAGAACACTGTTCCTGAGATTGTACGAGCAGCCACAACATACCGTAATGCTATCTCGAGTGCCGCCAAAGCACAAGAGTTGATGCGTAGCGGTGGTTACGACTTCGACCAACTCGCCGCCTGGGGCTTTTCAATGGATGAGAATGGTCGTTGGGTGCAGAAGGTATTGGGTAAGAATGCTACGGATGAGGAGCGTGTCGAGAATCTTGCCAATCGCAAGTTGGCTCACACCTCTCTTGTAAAGTTCTTCGCTGCACTTCGTCAGACCTTCGGTGGTTCGGCTGAGGCAGCTGAGAATATCTTACGAGTAGCAGGCTTCACTCCAGATATGTACAGCAACGAGCCAGAGTCTAACGATATGCGACCATTTGATAGCAATCCTATCACCAACCAGCATCTATATGATGAGGGCCCGGATGATGGAGGTGCCGGTGGTAACTACTCAGGAACAGGCAGGCTATCCTCTGCCGCTCCAAAACAAGTAATAGTAAATATTGAGAGCCTTCTCAGTGTCTCTACCATTGATCTTATGAAGAGCAAGGAGGGACAGACAGAGGAGGTACAGAATCTTAAACAACAACTCGCGCAGGCACTCATCGATGTCGTTCACGACTTTGATGCCTCGTGGAATGCATAAACAGTATGGCACGACTACTACAAATAGCAGCATCAACACTTCTCAGTGGAGGTATTCTTGGCGGTGGTAACTGGATGGGATATATCAGCAATGCCACCCGCCAGGCTATCGGCATGGGACTGGCGGAGCTCTCGGAAGGTCAGGTACATTACTTTTCCAAACACCACGACCTACTGAAGCGTGCCGCCATACAGATTGTATCACAGACGGCATATGGACTGTTGCGTTCATATCCTCGCTACCTGCAATACTGGGAGCAGCGTGTGCGTGATAAATATCTCGAAACGCAGTCGCAGTCGAGTCTCGCCAACAAAACGGGACAATATTACAAACTCATCAGTGAGCAGCAGGCGGTGGCACAGAAGAAGAACTACACCGATACTATCGTTGGTAGAACGGTGCAAGACTACCTTGAACTCTCCATATCCAAGGAGGGAAAGTACTACGATAACAAGGAGTGCAAGGTTGAGCCAAACACCAAGTATGGCATTGTAACCTTTGTGGATCTTGGACCTCATGTCAGTGTGTCGAGCAAGAACAACATCTTGCTCACACAGGTGCAGGGTCGTGACTACACCCGCAAGGAGTTTATCTCGGGTGGCGATATGGAGATTACCATCAACGGTAAGATTACCTCGAAGTATCCCGATGTCTATCCCGAGGCGGAGATATCGAAGTTTATCAAGTTGGTGCAGTACAAAGGTGTCGTTGAGTGCGACAACACGGTGCTCCGTCAGTTCAATATCTCTCGACTGATTATTCAAGGTTACTCATTTCCGCATACCGATTGCAGGAATGTTCAGCCCTATACGCTAAACTGCGTGGCGGTAGAGCCTTCAGAGGCGGTAGAACTCAAGATTGCAGAAGCAGAGGTTGTCGATACTGCCATCAAGCATACCAACAAGTGGATTAAGTGGGTGAAATTCGGTGCGGAGGTTATCGACCCTACATCGCTCTTAAAGTTTGCGTGGTTATGATGGATGTTCTGTGCTGTAAGATTACCATTGGCGATGCCAACCCCTCAAATCCTATGGAGATTAAGGATGCCATAGAGATTACCGAGGTGCAGAGTATCGAGATAAACGAGACTTATAAGAAACTTATCGGGACGGCAAAGATAACCCTCCCGAAAGGTTCTGTATGTCGCTCAACAATCATCGGTACGGTAACCGTTGAAGGTAAGGATGCCTCGATATTTACCACTGAGATTATGGAGGATGGTGTTATCATCGAGAAGCAGACAACGCAGCGACTTGTCGATACCACTACCTTCAAGGTCGGTCAGCGTGTGAATATAAAGCTGGGCTACAACGGTGTCTTGAAGAATATGTTTGACGGCTATATCACGGGCTACAACTCCGAGAGCAACCTCGAAATAGAGTGCGAGAATATGGCATACAAGCTCAAACTCAAGAAGGCTCCGCACTTCGAGACTCCTGCCAGCGGAACAACCGTAAACGATGTCTTGGAGGGTGAGTATAATATCCTCAAAGATACAGGCTTCAAGATTCACTCCGACACAAAGAAGTTTGATATCCACATCGGTAAAATCAAGGTTACAGATAACTTCACCGTGGCTGATATACTCTCAGAGTGGTCGAAGTATAAGGTCTATTGCTTCCTGAAATACGATGCTAACGATGAGAGTGCTATGCCCGCTATTGCTGTGGGCAGACCATACTCATCAAGCAAGGCACAGCCCGTGTTCCCCGAAGATGAATCGACAGGGCCATTCAAGATATACTTTAATGAGCATGTGGCGCAGTCATCACTAAAAGTTGTGAAGACCGACCCGAAGTTCTTGGCCGTTACAGGCAAAGCTATGGGCACGGATGAGAAGTTTTTTGAGGTAACAATTCGCCTAAACCCCGAATACGACCCTACAACACCGGGCAACAAGCAGTATCAGACGGTAAATGCTACCCAGATATCGAAGAAGTCGCATAAAGTTACTGGTAACACAACCGCTTCGGGAGCAGAGACCAAAAATAAGGTAGATCTCTCGACCTATACAGTCGTTCCGTATATGTCGCCACATGTTGGTATCTCCTCGGATGAACTTGTCGAGGAGACAACGGAATACTTCCGTAACTACAACCTGAACGGCATTACGGGAAGTCTCACAATATTTGGCGATTTTGGGCTTCCACCTGCGGTACAGGTTGAACTCATTGACCACCGCAACCCCTCAAAGAACGGAGTCTACCTTGTCGAAGAGGTAACAACAAACTTTGGGGTTGGTGGATATCGACAGCAACTTTCGATACCGTATAAAATTCGCAAATAAAAACTCTACTGACGAGATTTTAGATTTTTGCTTTTTTCGTCAGTAGAGTCTTATAAAATCAAGAAGTAGATATTACAAACCGATATTTTTCAACCACTGCTTGATGCTAAATGTGTCTTCGTTTTGTGGATATATTGTATCCTTGCAAATACCGTAAGGTATTAAATAATTATCTATGACGTCTTGACATAAGGACTTGTGGATGTTTATACAATTTATTAGTGGCGGATAACAGTGCAACTCTTTCCTTAATAACACTTCCATAGGCACATCATAGGTTGTATTTAAAATAAATAGGCCTGATTGACTTTTTAGATTTGGATTAGTAATAAAGTATGAGCATTTAAAGTTGAAAACCGGAATCTCTACAGTGATTTTCCCTTGTTCTCCAAGAATTAAAATACGTGTAATCGTTTGAAATTGTCTATATGCTAATGTTCTAAATTCTTCCAACATATTGTCAGCATCAATTAAATCAAATGGAATGTTACTTTTAAGTACCATATCTTGTGCTGAACTTGCTCCGTTAAGCATTACACTTTGTAAGCTACAAAAGTCTGGAATATTCCTATTAATTGCATAGATTGAAAAATACTCATCTATCTCTTCGTGTTCCCCACCTGGCATAGTAAGACCATCTGTGGCAAAGAACATTGCAGTATTAATATCGTGTGTAAAATCAAGCAGTGTTGACGGACTCTGAAAATGCTGAAGTAGCCCTAGAAATAGGATATCATTAACAGGTACTCCGTTATGAACGAAGTAATTCATAATGTCAGACGACCTCCATACTCGCTGGATACGATTATTAACATCTAAAAAGAATGATTTCTGGTCAGGATGAGAAAGTATACGTTGTGCAGATGTATACATCATAAATTTTGCTTCATTTGCCCCACGGAATATAAATTCCTCCTTACCAGAATATTTAGCAATTTCATTTTGCAACTGTTCCATTGTGTCAACCGTAACACAATTGAAGTTATTTTCTTTTTCAATTAAAGTATTATATGTATTTATCATAAAAAAAAGGTTTTATAATAATATACAAATTTAATCAACAAAATCAATAGTTTCTTACTATTCTTTCAAAAAAAATGTCCGCAGATAAATCACATCAGTTAGTCATTCGTGAGGCGATTCGCAAGATTGCGCTGGGTCGCAGTATGGAGCGTGTCAATATGGCGCCGGGCGGTATGTCGGGCGTGGGTACTGCCCGTATGATTCATGGCTATGTGGCAAAGGTACACGATGACCCTGCAGACTCGGAGTTTAAGGAGTATGGTGGCACTGTTGATGTGGGCGAATATCCAGATGAAACAGCCTCCTCAGAACCTATAATCCACAAGGGTGTCTTGCTATCTGCCGCCACAAACAATGAGGGCGGTTTTCTGATTGTGCCGACACTCTTTTCCGATGTTACCATCTTTATGGATGCTGCAACAAAGTATGCCTACATCGTAAACTTTTCGCACGTCAATATCATTAACCTCACAGCTCACACGGAGACAACTATTGGTGTTACCGAGACCGAAGAGTTGGACCCCGATAGCGACTCTTCACCTGACTATGATGAGTTGGAGCCAACGGGAAATGAGACATCGACAAAGTACACAGCAACTACCGTTACCACCTCTGTTAAGAACGACAAAGACAAGGAGGCTACGGTTGTAATGGATGCGGAGACTATTACTCAAACAGTTGATAAATCAGAAGTTAAACAAACGGCAGATAAAGTAGTTCAGAAGGTCAATTCTACCACCATTGCGTTGGCTGACAACAAGGTAACATTAGGCGATGAGAATGCAACAGAACCACTTGTTTTGGGTAATGAGCTTGCACAGTTGATGCTTGACTTTATGACCGAGTGTAGTAAGATAATGACGCCAACGCTGATGGGTACGATGACTCCGGTGAACTTCCCGAATTTTATCTCACTCTCATCGAAGATTCAGAAATTTCTCTCTAAAACCAGCTACACGAAGTAATGAGCGTACAACTACATCCCGATATAGAGCAGCTTGATAGGTCGAGTCTTTGTTACTCGATCTACTCACAGTTGTACCATAACTTCTTCAATGCCCAGCAGAAGAAGGATGCTGAACATCCTTATGGCGTTGAAGAGGGCGATGAGACGAGTGTACGACTCAAGAACACCGCCTACGGATTTGCCTCAGCCATTGCAGGTGCTGTTACGGGCGAAGGTGGTGAGTCCGGCGGTGGTCTGCTTATCGACTACCTGAAAAAGACAGGCGGAGATATGACGGGTATCTTCCGTGCCAACTACGGTTTTGAAGCGGGTGTAGCCAATACCCGAATCCTTGAAACCTATTCGGAGGATATCACCGATGCAGAGGGCGTTGTTACTGCCGTTGAATACGGAGTTAAGATTACGGGCAACATCAAACTCGGAGGCGATGCCCTCTATCTTGGTGGTAGAAACATACTACGCTACGACCCATATAAGGCCACCGCAACGATAGATGCATCGAATATCGACCTCCTTAGTGGCTCTGTCCACTCCATAGGTGAATGGACCATTGGCGATAAAGAGAGCGGAATCTTCATTTCGCCTACATCGTTGCAGGTCGGTGGCAAAGATGTCTATCATAAGGGCAATGCCAACCTTTCGAGTGTCGATTGGACTATGCAGAACGGGACGGTACATAAAGACTTTACCGTTCACGGAACAACGACGCTGGGAGGTGCCCTGTCAGCTAAATATGGTGTACAGTTGGGTGATAAGGGCAATACGCTACTCTCGTTCTCGGGCGAAGATGTGGCACTCAGTGGTTACCTCTCGTTCCTTGATAGTTTCGGTATTCGCATAGCAGGTAAATCGGTACTCACTCGTGAGGGTGAGAGCATCCGTTTAGGCAGTATAGGCGGTGATTTGCTTTTGGGTAGTGATGACACACCGAAGATTCGTCTATTCTCTGGCATCTCGGATATCGATGGAGATTGCCTGATGCTATCACCATACGGTAAGGCTTGCTTCCCTGGTTCACTCACAGTCAGGCATAACTATGGAGCTGATCTTCTGTCATCATATCGTGTAGATAGCCAAGATGAGGGAATCATCATCCATAAGAACCTCCGCTTTGGCTCGGCTGATGGTATACTTATCAAAGGCGATAAAGAGCATATCTCACTATTATCTGATGTGGTCTACGAGAAAGATAGCGTACAAACTATCGTTCCTCACAAGACCTCAATCAGTCATCAGATTTCCACCAGCAAGTATGCTCCGCAGAACAGATATAGCGAAACATTCTTTGTCAGCACCGATGCCGACTTTGTGGCGGCAAATGTTCCTATCGAGGCTATTGGGCATATAGGAATTGATGGATCTTTCACCCGTTTGACCGATGGAGTCCTATACTTAACAGAGACTCTTCGCTTGCAGGCTGTGAGCGACGGCATCAAACACTATGGCAACAGCTACTTTGGCGGGACACTCTCCTCGGAGTTCTTCTCGGCAGGCTTTGCCGGCAGTGGCTGGGCTATACAGACAAACCGTACTACAGGCAATGTAACAGCCACCTTTGATGAGGTTGTTGCTCGCAAGAAGTTCAGAGCCTACGAGTTTGAGGTAAAGAAGCTCTCGGCAACCAATGGCTCGCTCTGGATTAGCGATAGTTGTTCGGGCGACAGCGTGGAGAAAATAGCATAACAATGGCGGTATATAACTACTCGAAATATAAGATTCGCATAGACTCCGACTCGCAGAAGACGCAAGGTCTGCAGGTCGGAGATGTTGTGCGCCGTCAGTATGCCGAGCGAAATCAAAGCATCTACACGCTGATGGTTGTTGTGGAGACGGGTATTGATGCCATTGATGGCAAGGAGTCGCCATACTTTATCGGTGCTCTGCTCGATGGCGATGAGCCCAAGAGTGGCGAACTGCTCGACTTTGTACGCATCACCAGCCTTACGAACGGCGACCGCAGCGGAGCGATGTACCTCACCGCCTCGGATAGTGATGCTCCCTATATGGATATCATTGACGGTATGGCCACAGAACGCTCTCTGTGCTATCCTACAATGGCAGGAGGCACTATCGATATTCCCAACAAGGCGAAGTATGCCGTTTATGGAGAAGCCGCCACAGAGTACCGCAGTGAGGACAACGAGGCAAACCGCATAGTCCGCATTACGGGCAACGGTTCCTACGGTATAAAGCAGACTTTGGAGGAGTCTGTATCTCACCCAGAGAGGTTGTTGGTATCGTTTAAGGCTCGTGCCTCACAAAATGCAGAGGCTACAATATCATTTGGCTATACCAATGGAGAGAAAATTGATGCCGAATACAGCATCTCGCTATCTACCGAATGGGAGTACAAACTGTGGGTGCTCACAGTTGAGTACCCCAAGCAATACAGCCGCAGTCTGGCGATAGACCTTACCAATGCTGGGGAATGGTGTGAGATGGCAGATCTGAATATCATCAGGCTCTCGTCAGTTGCAGTCTTTACTGATGCAACAAAGGCGCGTGTAGGTAAGGTATCAGGCGTTATAGACCCTGTATTTGGAGTATTGGAGGGCTATGGAGCATACTTCCAAAACCTCTATGCTACACGCAATGTCAATATCGCAGGAACACTTACCGCAGGTGATGAGAATGGCTTCGGAGCAACATTCTATGTGGGTAAAATCCATAAGAATGTATTACTAGACTCTCTGTCGTGCGATTTTGCAGGGGCTAATGATGTTACAGCATCTTCACCGGTTGGTATTGGCAAATGTGTGCGCCTAACAGCCGATAGTTATATTCACGCCCAAAGTGCAGATTGGAGGAATGAGCGTCTCGGTAGTTACTACTGCTTCTCTGTATGGCTCTATGCCAAGGAGGTCGGCACTGTACGCTTCTATCAAGATGAGCACCTTATTGGCGATATTGTCATCGACCAGGCGGAGCGTTGGATAAGACATAAGGCTGTGTTTCCTATCCGCCAATCCCATGCGCCGAATATGAGCATTGGTATATCATCCGAAATATCGCTAATTGTTACCGCTCCACAGTTGGAAGCAGGTAAGCAACCGACTCCATATCAGGCAACAGATGGAACACTCAACTATACGGAGGAGTATGGTGCCTGGTTTAACCGAGGTGGCGTGGGAGGCACGATGCAGAACCCTCTGCTTCGGTTCAACGATGACGGCTCAATATCCTCGCGTGATGGCTCTTTTGTTATCAATCAGGATGGTACGGGACACTTTGCATCGGGGCGTTTCAAGTGGTCAAAGGACACCATTGAGCTGCGTGATGTAACCATCCGCTGGGAAGACCTCGATGAGGAGGTGCAGGAACAACTAAAACCTCGCTCGGTATCGCTTACGGGTGGCACGACATTTCATTATGCCAATGCCCTAACAGGTGAGTGTGAGCCGCAAAGCATCTCTATCATCGCTACGGAGTATAACTTCGAACCCGAATCACGCCGATGGGAATACCTTGCGGAAGATGGTGCTTGGAGAGATGCTAACAACAACTCATCGCTTTTCGAGTTGCCCGCCAAATATCACGGTTGGGAGGGGCGTGATGTGCTTACTCTACGATACACGGCAACGCTAAATGGCGAAGAATTCACAGCAACTCACACCATTTTCAAACTTTATGATGGCGAACCATCCTATACTGTATATGTAGAATCGAAGAATGGCACGACATTCCGCAACGGCATAGTCTCAACAACGCTCGTAGCAAGAGTTTATAGAGGTGGCGAAGAGATTACCGCTCTTATTCCAGAAGGTAACTTCCTATGGCGACGAACAAGCAAGGATACCGCCTCAGATGAGATTTGGAACTCGGCAAACCACTACGGCAAGGAGTTGGAGATTACCGAAGAGGATGTATGGTATAAAGCAGTCTTCGATTGTGAAGTGGAGATATCAACAACATTAGAATAACGAACTATGGCAGTCAAAGTAGCAAGAGGACAGGTCACCATCATCGACCAGAACGATGCAGTAACCCTGCAAGCATTCATCGGCTCATCGCAGCCTTTAACACAGGTATATAACAAGGATACAAACGCCTATGCTCCCTCGTGGGCAGCATCGCCGTATCTGATTCTTACGCCTTCGCTCTTTGTGAGTGGCAAGGGCTCTACCGACCAGATTACATCGGTTGGCAATGCCGCATCGCTCACAGCAGGCGTTAAGAGTGGCTCGGCAAAGTGGTATAAGAACGGAACGGCAATCACTTCGGGCCAGGATAGTTGTACGATTGGTGCAGCATCGGCAAAGTATGCCCTTACCATCAAGGCAAACCATATGACCGTATCGGCACCGCAGATACGCTATACCTTTGAGGCGACTTACATTGATGCTAACGGCTTGGAGATTCCTTTCCGTGCAGAGATTCAGTTTACTCAGCACTTGAACGCCGGTGCGATGATTGCTGCCGTGGCATACGCTCCCGACGGCATCGTCTTTAAGAATGACGAGGTGGCAACGCTCAAAGCACACTGCGACCTCTGGCGTGGTGCAACCATCGATACCGACAATGTAACCTATGCTTGGGGTATCAAAGACTCGGCTGTATTTGCAAATACGACATTGAGTGCAGCTGCAAACTCTGGCGCAACAACAATCACTGTCGCATCTATTGCCAATATGGAGGCTGGCGGTAAGATTACTATCGGCTCTGCTCAATACACTATCTCCTCTGTCAATACCTCGACAAAGGTCGTTACATTGACCTCTGGATTGAGTGCTGCTGCATCTTCGGGTGCAACGGTAACGTGCCCATATTACAATGCGATGCTCGGAGCAGGTTGGGCGTGTCTCTCGTCTACCAACCAGCGAGGTGTAACGGCGGGCTGGACAACCAACGAGATTACCATCACCAACGATGCGGTACTCAACTTCGAGACCTTCAAGTGCGCCATCAAAGATACCGACACATCGGCGGGTAATGCTTCGGCCAACAAAGTTGTGTGCGACATTATCTCGTTTACCGATATGTCTGATCCTATTATTGTGGATTTGGTGAGCCAGAAGGGATTTACCATCAAGAACAACGGTAACGATGTTGATGCAACGGCTGTTCTCTACCGCAATGGTGAGGAATTGGATGCCGATGGCACGGCGTACACCTACACATGGAAACTCTGGAACTCTGCAGGCACATCGGTTGTCAAAACCTATACGGGTAAGAGCATCACAGTAGCCAAGACCGATGTTACAGGCAAGGGCGTACTAATGTGCGAAGTCTCAAAATAACACAACATACACACATCTTTCTTGCGTCGGCGGTGGGCAGTTTGCCTGCCGCTGATTTTTTGGAACAGAAAGATTTATTGCCGCAAATGCAAATATTTGTTAAAAATAAATTACTTTTGTGATGGCTTTGCGGCAGAAACCGTAAATGCCGATATATGATAGACGATGGTTGACAACACTTCTTCGCTCTAAACTTCGCAACTTTACAGTTTGAATGAGGTAAGTCAATTCAGGCGTCCATTAAGGATGAATATCCACACACTGCGTTTTATGGCGTAGTGATTGTTGCATATACATCTGGCGTGGGCTGTCTGTGTTGCTTATTCATTCAAACGGGCAGCGAAGGCCTTGAGCGGAGGGTAAGTTGATACAGATACCCACGCTTTTTTTATGAGCTCGCTCGGAAATACTGATTTGTTGGAGCGACATCTTGTAGCCTTCTTCGCTTCTCGCTCGGTCACGTCAGAGGCCGAAAGCAGATGTATTGCTTGGGCAGAATCTATTTGCAATACCCACTCAGTTGTCATCAGTGGCTTTCACTCTCCACTCGAAAAGAAGATTCTCAATGTTCTCCTTGAACATAAGCATCCAGTAGTACTCTTCCTTGGCCGTGCAATGTATAAGCGCATCCCTGTCGAATATCAGGAGGCTATAGATGAGGGCCGTATGCTTATTGATACCGTCCGCGATTTTGAACGCCATAGTTGGAACTCTGCTCAAACCAGAAATTGGTATGTTGCAGGTATCGCCGATGAGATATATTTTGCGCCATTTGATGAGACGAGCAAGTTATCACCAATGCATTACCACTTCAATAGATACAGCAATGGTAATGTAAAAATTCTTTAGCCAGCAACCATTACAGCCCATTTTGCCCTATACTTTCATAAAGTGGAAGTATGGCACAAACGCAGATTGCCCGTGGTCAGGCAACAATCACAATACAGAAAGATGGTTACACGATAACCCAGTCACTCGGAGAGTACATTTTCCCCGCAGATCAGAGCGGAAAGATTCTCTCTGCAGTATCCGTTACATCTACAATCTCAGTAACCCTCGGTGATAGTGCCTTCACCAACTTCACCATAGGCACAATCACCAAACCGACGGGATTCTCATCCATTTCAGTCAATAATACCAATAAGACCGTAACATTTGCTGTTGCGGCCAACACGACTACGCTTGCCGATCACGGCAAGGTAGAGATTCCTATTGTTATATCTGGCACTACCTACAAACTTACTTTCGTATGGTCCAAAGCCAAGAAGGGAGATACTGGTGCGGCGGGTGTAGATGCTAATCTCCTCGATTGGGTTAAGGAGTGGAATACGGGCAAGACGCTTATCAATAGCAATACTGTTATTACTCCCAAACTCTTTGCAGGTGCCAAGAATAGCGATGGTACTATTTCGGGCATCGCTATCGGCTCATTTGCATTAAGCACCAAGACCTCTTCGGGAACTATTACCACAGAAACCGTAAATGGCATCTATGGCTTCAAGGATGGCTACAAGACCTTCTATGTGGACAATAGTGGCAATGCTCAGTTGGGTTACGGCAATGAGTACATCAAGTATAACGCATCTACGGGCAAGATTGAGTTCGGCTCGGCGGTGAGTATGCAATGGGTGGGCGCAACCTACATCGACAAAGATGGTATCTTCACAGGTACGCTCTCTGCCGATACTGTCAGTGCTATCGACATTGCTGCATCTCAGATTACTTCGGGTAAGATCTCAGCGAACTACATCAATACCGATGAGTTAAAATCGACACTTATCACAGCATCGAACATCAATGCTCTGACGCTCACCACAACCAAAGGAACAATTGGTGGTTGGAGTATCGACAGCGATAGCATTTACCGTGGTACAAAGAAGAATACGGCAACTACCTACACTGCTGCATCTGGCTCGATGACCATTGGCTCTACGGGTATTCGTGGCTACAAGTGGCGTTTGGAGTCTACGGGTGCGGGAGCTGTGGCCGGAGGTAATATCTCGTGGGATGCAAGTGGCAATGTTACATTTGCAAACTCCGTGTCACTCAACTGGACCGAGCCTATTGATGGCATTACCGAGGCATTGGGTGGCGATGAGTTCCCAAAGTTGACAAAAATTACCGCAGAAGGCATCTACACAGGCAGTATTACAGCTTCACAGATTACTGCCGGGACTATCTCCGCAGACCGTATTGCTGCAGGGAGTATCACTGCCGCCAAACTTGACGCAGCAAGCATTAAGAGCGATATCATCAATACGACCTACATCAATGGTTTGGAGTGTACCTTCACCAAGGGCAAGATTGGTAACTGGACAATCACCTCGAATAAAATCTACAACTCGCAGATCTCGCTTGATGCAGGAAATAAGCGTATTGTAGTCTATGCATCAACGGCTACTGCAACAAGCGGTCATCGAGTACAACTATACTACAATAGCAACTCCGATTTTGGCTTCTGGGCAACAGACTCTGCAGGAACTTGCATTGTATCGCTTGGCTCGTCGAACAAGATTGCTGGTTGGGCTATCACATCCACCTCTATCAGCAAAGGTAATGTGTCGCTCGGCAGTGATGGATCTATCACAAATGGGACAAAGTGGAAACTCAATAATGATGGCTCAGGGCAAATAGCTTCGGGCAATATATCGTGGGATGCGAGTGGTAATGTAACTTTTGCTAATTCCGTTTCCGTTGCCTGGACTGAGGATATTGACGCTATTACCACAGCTCTTGGTGGAGATGAGTATCCCAAGCTGACCAAGCTGTCGGCCACGGGCGTATATACTGGTACGCTAACAGCAACGCAGGTAAATGCTGTTAGTATTAACGCTTCGAGTATCAAGGCGGGAACACTTTCGGCAGACCGCATTGCTGCGGGTAGTATTACTGCTGCAAAACTCGATGCTGCAAGTATCAAGAGTGATATTATCAATACGAACTACATCAATGGCTTGGAGTGTACTTTTACGAAGGGAACTATTGGCGGTTGGACTATCGCTACAAATAAAATCAGCCACTCTCAGATTGCGCTCGATGCTACAAACAAGCGTATTGCTGTATTCAGCACCACAGGTTCAGCTACTAGTGGTCAGCGAGTACAGCTGTACTACAATAGTAATAGCGATTTCGGATTTCTTGCTGTCAATAGTTCAGGCTCTACAATTGCATCGTTTGGCTCATCTAATAAGGTTGCCGGATGGGCAATTACCGCTACAACTATCAGCAAGGGAAATGTTTCACTTGGTAGTGATGGTTCTATCGCTAACGGAGCAAAATGGAAACTCAATAATGATGGTTCGGGCCAGATAGCATCAGGCAATATATCGTGGAACGCTGCTGGTTTGGTGACATTTGGTGCGTCAGTAACCATTCAATGGACTACGGGCATTACCACTGCAAAGGAGCTTGCCTCGGCAATGGCTTTTGGCAAGATGCTCTATCGAGATCCTACATTCATCAATGGTAATAACTCTATGGGTATCTATAACAACACCAGCAGCGGAATGGTTACCCATACGCGATTAGCAGACGCCACAGCACCTAATGACAGCGGTTATGTTATCCAAATTAAGACTACTGGCACAGCTTCACCCAATAATGGTGGTTTCTATTTTGGAACTATGTGTAGTAATCGTAAGGTGTTTATTGCCCGAATTATTGCAAAGATCCCGGTCGGACACAATTTGCTATTTGGCTCTAATAGTATTGGCACAGGAGGTAGTAGCCGCTGGCTGACAGCAAATGCAGGTACAGGAGATTGGTGTGAGTACATCTACAAGGTTGTGTGTGGTACCTCAAACTTTTCAACTACACACTACTACTACCTCGATGGTACGCAAGGAACATCCGATGCGCCCGTGGTTTGGCAGGTAGCCTACGCTACGGTCTTTGACCTTACCTCTGCAGAGAAGTACACCACAACCATAGATGCTAACGGTGTTTATACGGGCACTGTCAAGGCTAATCAAGTTATCGTGGATAGTGCTTTGGTCGTTGGTGGTAGCACTTACAATGGCAGTATTTCTGTGCGAGACGCAAGTAACAATGTCAAAGTTACGCTAGACCGTACTGGCATCACAGCTGTAGCGGGAAAGATTGGTGGATGGAACATTGGCACAAGTGCTCTTACCGCCTCGTCACCAAGTTCAGGACACCGTATTATGATGTCTAGTACGGGTTACATCTATCACGATAATCCTAACACAGGCATAGACTACTGGGGATTGAAGTCAGATGGCTCTGCAACATTCGGAACAAATAAGATAAAATTTAATGCAGACGGCTCAGGCTCTGTTGCTAATGGGAACTTCGCTTGGGATGTGGATGGTAATATTACAGCCCAGAAGGGAACATTCAAAGATGTTGAGGTCATTGGAACGGTCAGAAATCCATTTATCCTCAATGATAGCAGTATCTATATTGGAATGGAAGACCCGCAGATGAACTTCAATAAGTACGACCATGTGGTGGCTATTCGTGGTTCGTGGGACGAGGATATTCCGCTTCCGTGGACATTGGATCATAGTGGCCGTCGTGTATGTCTGGTGAACTACAAATGGGGTTCAAACACCACCGTAGGAACAATGAGTATTACAGCTCCCAGTGGAAAATACTTCTATGAGGACGGTATCTCTAAATCGACTATCACCTTCTCACGAGAGTTGGTTGAATTGCTGGGCTATGGTGATAATACGACATTCTTTGGTTGGATTGTGGTAAATCGCCTTGACCTGATGACCTCGAAGAAGTATGGTAAGAATATGAAGTTCTTGGCACAGGGAACAGTTACCGTGTCATCTACGAGCAGTTATTCGGTCAAGTACCAAACCTTTGATGGCAGTTCGATAACAGTATCACGATTGGGCAAAGGTCAATATCGCATCTATATGTCGAGCAGTTGGAATATGTCAGGATACTTTCAAGTATTCTTGAGTGGTATTTTCTCAGCCGTAGATAGTACTCCGATTTATGCGACATTGAAGGCATTGTATAGTTACTATTTCGATGTGTACACAGCCGATGATAACAGTACAAACGATGGCTCATTCAGTTTTTTGGTTGTTTCTACGGGAGATTGGAAATAATTTTTCCTATCCCATAACCCCAAACATTAAAACCTCTCTATACTTTAAGAAATAGCAGATATGAAAGTAACAAGTACAATCATTACAAAGGTGGCCGAGGCTACCACAGAGAATGGCTCCTATAATTTGGAGTACAGTATTACAGATGGCGTGTTAGAGCGTGTCCAAACAACTGCTTTCAAACCGTCAACGAATGAACACCGCATTGCCGTAGGTAGCATCTACTACGACCGTGGTAGCGTAACCATCAATATGCCTTTCGGAAAGGATATTGCCAAATATGTTGCCGATGCCGTTGGACAGATTGAAAACATCCTCTCGGAGGTGGCGACCATTGCAGCAGAAGCTGAGTAATCACATTAAACAATAACGATATGGAACTTTCAATTAAAGACAGACTTTACCTTCCTACATTCCTTCCTGCGAAGGGAAACTTCAAGGATTTCAACCTCAAAAAGGAGATTCTTCGTAAGATCGCTATCAGCGATGATGAGCGCAAAGAGATTAACTTCCGTGAGAACCAGGAGGACAATCGCCTTGAGTGGGATGTCGAGAAGGAGACACCGCTGGTTGTAGATTTCTCGAATGACGAGATGGAATATCTCCGCCGTGCGTGTGAGAAGATTTCAGACGAGGAGTTGCCTGACGATATGTGGGCAACTGTAGAGGCAGTTTATAATGCAGAGGCATAATGAGAGAGGTCGCAAAATTGCGACCTCTTGT